ATGCGAGCTGATGAGCAGACCCAGTCAGCGGGGGGTGCAGGAGAGCCCCTGACGGACGCCGAGCTGAGGGAGTTGGAGGCGAGCATGCGGGGACTCCCTGCCCTGCCCTGGTATGTGTACACCCAGGGGATGGGAGATCAGGTCCACAACGTCCTGTACGCTGCGGACGGCCAGAGCATCGCCGACAGCCTCAACGCGGACCTCGCGGCGCTGGAGGAGGAGACAGACGAGAACGGGCCTCGCCGTTGGGACGAGGGGACCCGCGCCGCCTTCGAGTTCATGGAGTTCGCGTCCGAGCGCATGCCCCGCCTGCTGGCGGAGGTGCGACGGCTCCGGGCGGCGCAGGCCTGGGTTTCGACCGCCGAACGCCTTCCTGAGCATTCCGTCCCTGTGCTGGCGTACTTCCGCAACTACTACGGCATGGGCCGGGTGGTTCGGGCGACTTATGCCCGGCCGTGGACACTTGAGGTGGAGCAGGGAGCGGAGTGGGAGGGCTGCGACTACGACGACGTTGAGGACCAATACTACTGCCCGGAAGGGTGGTACGAGGAGAATGACGGGTCTGAAGCCCTGATGCGAGTGGGCGGCGAGGTGACGCACTGGCAACCGTTACCCGCACCGCCTGTCTCGGATCAGGCTCCCTCCCCGCTCTCCCAGGATGCACAGCAGGGGGAGGTGCGCCATGGGTGAGCAGAAGACGGAAAAGATCCTGAACGTGGAAGAGATGGAGGCGGGGCGGGAGCTGGACGCGCTGATTCACGAGCGCGTCATGGGCGGCAACCCGGTGGGGTGCCTGCACGCCGACGTTGTGCGTGTGAACCCGGGCCGGTCGAATCTGCTGCGCTGCGAGGCATGCGGGGAGACATTCGGCGACACGACGTACGCCATGGCGGTGTCGTGGTGGCCTTTCTACTCCACGGACCTTGAGGCGGCGTGGGAGGTGGCGGAAAAGGCCCGGCTGATGGTATGGCCCCGGCTGTCCGCGCCCGGCTGGTGTGCAGGCCCGAATACGCATCCGAATCCGTTCACGGCTGCTGTTTGGGAGGCAACGGGGATGAACCAGAACGGCGAAGGCGTCGTGTATTATCACCTGAACACGGCGGCGCCTGCTGATACCGCCCCGCTTGCCATCTGCCGCGCTGCGCTCAAGGCGTTGGGTGTCGGCTCCATCCCCTCCGATCAGGATCAGTTGAGCCGTCCGGAGGTGTCCCATGGGTGAGCGGGAACAGCCCCAGGACGGGGTCGCCCGAACGACGTGCCGCGAGTGCGGGCGGCCAGAACCGACGCAGGAGGAGTGGAGCACTACGGCGGAGGGATGGGGTGCGCACCTCTGCTGGGGTGACCCGGCCGACTGCCGCATCGCTGCACTTCAACGGCGGGCAGGAATGGCAACGGATCCTGTTCATGGGGACGCGTCCGCCGATCTCCGCGCCGCCCTTGCTGACGCCGTGGGGCGGCTCCAGCAGATCGCCCGCATGGCGCAGGACGACGCTGATCTCCAGGCCATCTACAACGTTGCGTACGTGCCCCGGAAGACTCTGGCGCTCGCCGGAGACGCACCGCCGTCCCCACCTGCTCCAGAGCTCACCCCCGACCAGGATCCGTGCATCGGTTCTGGTGAGCCCGCGGCTAGCTGATGCCCTCCCCCTCCCTCCCCTGCCCGGAGCCCCCCGTGCTCCCCCGGGCGCCCGCCTCCGTCCCGGCGACGCATCGTGCGCTGCGCCGTGCGGCTGCGCGCGTCCCTGCCTGGGGCGGGGGCTGGGAGTCCACTTCCACCGCGACGGAGCGCACCGGCTGGTGACACCCGCGCAGCGCGAGCTGCTTCGTGATCGCGAGTTGAAAGACCTCGCCTGCCGCATCGGGATGTACCTCTCGGAGCAGGACGGCCCGCGCGAGTACCGGGCGGAGGAGCTTGCGGCGCTGTCTCACAACACCGTGAGCGCAGAGACGGTGTGGGCGCACGTCGCCCAGCTGGCCGCCCGCGACTACTGCCGGGTGGGCGTCTCCGAAGGGGCGAAGGGTTTGGGCGGGCGCGGCAAGGGGAAGGTCATCGCCTGGCTAAACCCAGGAAATAATTCCGGGGTTTCTGCCTCTCCAGTCCGAGAAGACGAAAACCCCGGAAATGATTCCGGGGATTCAGCCGGAAACCCCGGAGTTGATCCGGACGTTTCAGAAAACCTCGGAATTAATTCGGAGGTTTTGCCGGGGCGGGATCCCGAGAGCCCGCACCACGACTCGCTTTCCGACGCCTCGGCTGTTCCGGCCGAGGGAGAGCGGGGGGAGACTATAGAGGGGGGAGAGAGGGAGGCTGTTCGGTTGGTGGTAGATCAGGAACCAGCACCAGCAACTCCTCCTGAACTACTGGCTCTGGAGATGGAGGGGGGTGCGGGGGGAGGAAGACCCACGAAGCGCCCCGAGCCGTGCCCGGCGGACTTCACCCCGACCGAGGAGCACGTCGCCCTCGCCGCGTCGCTGGGGCTGGACCTGGCCGCCGAGGTGGAGCGCTACCGGGCGAAGGGTCGGAAGTCGAAGCACCACCACGAAGCGTTCGGGCGGCAGCTGGCGAAGGCCGCGGGGCGGAAGACCCGGTGCCCGGACGTGATCCCGCTGAACGACACGCACCGGCGCATCGCCGACGAGGAGGGCGTGGAGCTCGAGCGGGAGCGAGTGAAGATGATCACCTACCACCAGGGCAAGGGCACAGAGTGGGAGCGCTGGGACCTGGCGCTCTGCAACTGGCTCCGGGAGGCGGGGGATCGACAGCGGCGGTTCGGTGGCGGCAACCTGCGAGCGATGAACCAGGGGGGAGGCTATGGAGGCACAGGACGAGGCAGTTTCGGCGGCGGATCTACAGGCCAAGTGGCAACAGCGGACGGGGAGGGCGTCGTCTTCCGCGGTGGCTACCGCCGAACCGCGGGATCCTGAGGTGCGCGCCGGCCAGCTCATCCGCCGCGGCGACGAGGGGCTGCTCCACACGGGGCTCGTCCCCGCCCCGGCCTCGCGGCTGTGCGACTGCGGCGAGTGGTTTGACCTGGTGGTGATCTACCGCTGGGGGGACGCGCAAGGGGGGAAGAGCAAGGAGCTGGCGCCGCTCTGGGCGGAGGGCCTGCCGACCACCTGCCCCACCTGCCGAGCGGAGGCGGAGGCGCAGGAGGCGGGGGCCCGGCGGGAGGAGCGCATCGCCGAGGCGCAACGGAGCCGGCGGGTGCGGGAAGCGGAGGAGTTCCCGCGCATCCTCACCGCAGCCGGCTACAACCTGAACGACCCCGTCTGCAATGCGTCGTTCGAGAACTTCGACCGCTCGCGGAACCCGGAGGCGTTCGAAGCCGCGCTTGCCTTCGTCAACAAGGCGTGCTCCCGCACCCGCGGCGAGCCGATGCGCTGGCTGTACCTGGAGGGCTTCACCGGGACGGGCAAGTCGCACCTGATCGTCGCGATGCGCCGGGAGCTCTGGCGGCGGGCGTACCCCGGCACGGTGATCCTCGACGTCGCGCCCGCCCTGATCGACAAGGTCCAGCGCGGCTACTCGGACGGGAGTGCGGACCAGATCCGGCAGTCGCGGATCAACGCCGACGTGTGGCTCCTGGACGAGGTGGCGAAGGGCCCCCAGACCCCGGACAAGGTGGGGGTGATCGTCTCCATCACTGACATGCGGGTGATGATCCCCACGTCGCTGGGGAGCAACTACGCCGCGGCCGCGCTGGAGGAGCGGCACATGGACTTTCTCACCCTCGCCGACCGCCTGCGCGACGAGTACGCCCGCGTGGTGGTGATGGGGGGAGTTTCCGGGCGCGGAAAACATGTGAGGCCGTCGTGAGTGAGTACCACCCCACCTACCACAAGGCCCCCGCAGCGCTCCGCTGGCCGGAGGACGGCGACCTGGCGAAGCTCTGGGACCTGCTCAACCGCGCCGTGCACCAGGTGGAGCGGGATGTCTGGGTCGCCCGCGTGCTCTCCACGGGGACCATCGTGACGGTGCGCGTGGTGGGCGCCACCCGGGAGGTGAGGATACAGGCGCCGACGATGCCGAGGGCGGAGAGCTTGGCGCGGACGGCGCACTGCCGCTGGGCGAACGAGATCGACGCGCTGCGCACCGCCTTCGGGATCCGCGGATGGGACAAGCTGGAGACGGACGGCGAGTCGGTGCACTACGTGGACCGGCCCCGGGCCGCAGCGCCAGCGCCGCAAGCGTACGTCGCCGTGGCGCCGACCGCTCCAGCTGCAGCGCGCCCTCGCCTGCGGTCGCGCACGGTGCAGATCGGACTCGTGCTGGAGGAGGTGGCCAGTTGAGCGCCCGGGATCTCACGCCGACGGCTGGGGGAGTACCCGTGACGGACCGTGGAGCGCTACGGGAGGTGGATGTCGCGGTGCCGGTCGTGGCGGCGTTGCGGGACCAGGGATGGAAGGTCTATCAGGAAGTCGCGATGCCAGGCGGAGGAGAGGCGGACATTGTGGGCGTGATGGACGTGCCGGGCCGCGTGCATCCGTTGATCCGGATTGTCGAGGTGAAAACGTCGCTCTCGTTGCGGGTGGTGGAGCAGGCGGTCAAGCACGTCGTGCATGGAGGCGCGCACTACGTCTCCGTCGCGGTGCCGGCCTCAGGCCGCGGCACCGACGTGCTGTGGGCGCCCGGCAAGAGCGTGCTGCGCGAGGTTATGGCCGGGCACGGCGTCGGCCTGCTGACCGTGGATCTCTCGTCGCCCGCGTGGATCCCGGACCCGTACCGCGTCGCCGCACACCGGGAATTGCCCGGCCGCCTCGCTCGCTGGTCCTCCCGGATCGACCGCAAGGGGTGGCTACACCAGCTTCGAAAGGCGCGGGAGTTGATCGCGAAGCACGAGGAGCGGAACCCGGCGGGGTCTCCCAGCCTGGGGAAGTCCAGCCCGTACCGCGACACCATGGACGGCATCCGCGACTTCCTGGCGCGCCGTGGCGAGGCGACCCTAGACGACATCCTCCGTGCTGTGCGCCACCACTACAGTAACGACCGGAGCGCGCGCAGCACGATCCCCGGCCGGCTTCTCCGGGTGGAAGCATGGTGCGAGGCCGAACGCCGGGAAGGGATGACGTGGTTCCGCATCCGGGGCACCACGCCTGCGCCGCGCCCAACTTCCCTTGCCGCTTCGCAACTCGCGCAGCAAACAGGCGACTTGTTCACGCTGGGGGGGGGCGATGGCTGACCTCGCCTCCCTCCCCCGCGCCGAGTACGTGCTGACGCTCCCGCTGCCGGACAACCTGGCGAACGCCCGGCAGCACTGGCGGGTGCGGTTGGCTCGGAAGAAAGCGTACTGGCGCAAGCTGGACATGCTCCGCCCGTCGCTCCCCCGGGCCCCGGCGGTGCCGCTCGCGCGCGCAGAGATCCGCGCCACGCTCCACGTCTGGAACCCCATGGACGATGACAACGCCATGGCGCGGATATAATGGGTGCTGGACTGGCTGTCCGGGCTCTACATCGCAGGGGACGCCAGGAAGGCGCTGACGTGGGCAGGCATTCCGGGGCAGGTGATTGACAGGAAGCGACCCCGGGTGGAGCTGGTGATCTCCGCCCTCTCCTTACACACGGAAGGCTGAACGATGGAAACTCGAATGATCGTAGCGCAGGGCAACCCGCCCGTTCAGGCCGGAGCGGGCGGGCACAGCGCCAAGCCACGGCGTCGCATCGAGCTCGTGCTGACGCTGGGTGCGGATTCCTGGGAGGATGCGGCCGACGCGCTCTTCAACCTCGCGCAGGAGATAGAGCGCGGCCGATTGCGCGGCCGCGCCGTGACCGGGGGCTACTCCTCCGGCCACACCTTCGAGTCGTCGGAAGACGAGACGGTCACGCACGACAGCTACTTCGCCGCACTCGACGAGTACCTGAGCGCGGACGTCGGTTCCGCGGACGCGCAGTAGATCAATCTTGCTTGACCGAAGCGCCCATGACACGGTACTTTACAGGTACATCGGCACACCGGCCCCAGGCCCCAACCCGCGACGGCGTCGTGGGATGGGGCTCTTTGCGTTCCGACCTGCGCGCGAGCCGCCCATGATCGCCCACTCGCTGACCGGCACGGTGTTCTGCCAGCGGGAGACGTGCGGCCTCCCGCTGCCGGTCCTGGTGGCCGGGTCGAGCAAGGGCCCGGCGGTGGCCGTGACGGTGGTCCGATGCGTCCGATGCCGTACATGGTGGACGGTCGGCTTCCGCTGGGCTCCCATGGAGAGCGGACGGGTCGGCCGGGAGGTCGTCGGCGTCGTCGCTTCCGAGGCGCCCGGGATCCCGGGCCTCCGCCGCACCCTGCCCCACCTCACGAACTTCACGCTGGCGGAACGTCTCGCGATCCTTCAGGACTTCGTAGAGGATGGCAGGGAGGACGCCGAGGCGGTCGTGGACCCGGTGGAAGCCTTCCTGGTCGAGTGCTGCGTGCTGAACACCAGCGTGAGCACCCCGATCGGCGCTCTCCACCAGACCTATCGCGCGTGGTGCAGGGAACACGGCCTCACTCCGATCCCGCTCAAGCTGTTCGGCAAGGCGCTCCGGGAGCGCGGCGTGGAGTCGTTCAAGTCCACCGCTCGGCGGTGGCGCGGCGTGGCTCTCCGGGGCGGATTCGTTGGGAAGATGGCCCCGGAAAAATCGCCCGAAATCGCCCGGGTGGCCCGATGAAGGCGCGGCGAGAGGAGTACGACCGGGGCAGTTCGGCGGCTCGCGGGTACGGCTCGAAGTGGCGCTCTGCTCGCGGCGCGTACCTGCTGGAGAACCCACTCTGCGTGCTCTGCCAGGAAGCGGGGAAGGTCGTGCCGGCCACGGTCGTGGACCACATCGACCCTCACCGTCGGGATTGGGCGAAGTTCTGGAACCGCTTGAACTGGAGGGCGTCGTGCAAGACGTGCCACGACTCCGTGAAGCAGGCGGCGGAGAAGGGCGACGGCACACTGCGGGGCTTCGACGTGGAAGGGAACCCGCTGGACGCGAGCCACAGGTGGAACCAATGAGCGTACGCGACCCTCTCATCCCGCCCCTGTGGCAGGTGAACGTCCCGGTCGGGTCAAGGTCGTACGAGCCCGCGCAGCTGCGCGTCCGGTGCGGCTACTGCACCACGACGGCGGGACCGGGGCAACGGCGCTGCGACTCGTGCGGGGCGCCTCTCCCATGACGAAACCGACCAAGCGGCATTTGGTGCAACTAGTCCTGGCGTACGACCGGAACGATTTCGACACGTACAAGGCGAACCACTGCCGCGAACCGGGCCTCGTCGCGCGGTGTGTCCGGTCGGTCGAGATGCTTGCCGAGTACACCTGCGACGAGGCGGAAGTGGTGGAGCTGACGGATTGGGAGCAGGGGAAGCTGGCGCCGCACGCTCTGGTGATCCGTAGGACCATCGCCGCCCGCGGCTTCGCGGTCTCGTACGGAATGGGGCGCGGGTGACGTGCCCGCTGGACCACAACCACAGGTGAGACCGATGGAAGCGACCGAGACGGCGGTACAGATGCACCGGGCCAAGCTCACCGAGGATCTGGCGAGGGCTGAAGCCGACGCTCTGCGGAAGGCCACCGAGCGCGTGGCGGAGGATGCGAAGCGCGCCTTTATGTGGAAGCGCGACAGGGAGGCTGAAGGACTGCGGGCGCTCGCCGAGGAGTACGGGAAGGCGTACGAGTCCAGCCGTGCGAGGCTGCCGCTCGCGGAGAAGCAGTACGCGACGTTCAGGGCGGCGCTGGACAGCGCGCTGCAGCTGGATGCCTGCGGCGGTGGGCTGCGGGAGGCGGCGGCCCGCGAGGTGAAGCCGTGATCGGCCTCCGGCCCGGCGTGCGCGTGGTGGACGGCCACACGTTCATCCGCGACGAGACCGGCGAGGACAGGCGCGCCCGGGCCGCGATGCGTCCGCCCTCGCCGAAGATGCGGAGAAGCCGTGTCGTTTTCACACGTCCGGATGGAAGTGTGGCGCCGGCGCCACAGTGTCACCCCCAGGGGGCGGGAGGGGGGTCCTCTTTTCTGGACACCCCCGCCGGGTAGACCAGCGCCGACCCTTCACGCGCGCAACCGCAAATTAAAATCCGGGGCCTGAGACCATGACGAGAGGCCGGAAACCCAAGCCCCCCGGGCTGCAAACGGTCCTCGGCAACCCTGGGAAGAGGAAACTGAAAGCCGACGTGGTTGATCCCGGCGGCGAGCCAGTCTGCCCCGCCTACCTGAAGGACCGCGCCGCCGAGCTGTGGGACGAGGTCGCGCCCGCGCTCATCGCCTGCAAGGTGCTGACGCAGGTGGACGCCTACACCTTCGCCGCCTGGTGCGCGCTGCAGGCGGAGTTCGAGGCGGACCCGGCAGGCATGCAGGCTTCCCGGATCGCGCAGATGCGCGCGCTCGCCTCCTCCTGTGGACTGGACCCCAGCTCCCGAACCCGGCTGAACATCGGTGGCAACGAAGGCGAGGAAGACCCCACGGCGGGCTACTTCACCGGCCCGCGAAAGACTGCCTGACGACCCGGCCACGCGGTACGCAGTGGGTGTTCACGAGGGGCGTATCCTGGCGGGCCCGCAGGTGCGGAACGCGTGCGCCCGGCACCTCCGCGACCTGGCTGAGGGCCCCGGGCGGGGGCTGGTGTGGGACGTGGAGGAAGTCGCATGGGTAGTGGGCTTCTTCCGGGACGTGCTCCGGCTGAACGGCGGCGAGCACGAGGGCCAGCCGTTCGTGCTGGAGCCGTGGCAGGTGTTCATCGTCGGGAGTCTCTTCGGCTGGAAGCGGAAGGCGACCGGGTACCGGCGCTTCCGAGTGGCGTTCATCGAGACCGGGAAAGGGTCGGGGAAGTCTCCGCTCGCGGCGGGGATCGCGCTCAAGTGCCTGGTGGCCGACGGCGAGCCCCGCGCCGAGGTGTACGCGGCCGCGGCGAAAAAGGACCAGGCCAAGGTCATGTTCCGCGACGCGGTGGCGATGGTGAAGCAGTCGCCGGCGCTGTCGTCCCGCCTCACTCTCTCGGGAGGGGAGGGCAACGAGCAGAACATCGCCCACCTCGCCAGCGGGTCTTTCTTCCGGCCGATCTCCAGCGAAAGCCAGGGCCGCGGCCAGTCTGGCCCGCGCCCGCACTGCGCCGTGCTGGACGAGGTGCACGAGCACCCGACGAACTCCACCGTGGAGTTCATGCGCGCCGGGACGAAGGGGCGCCGCCAGGCTCTCATCGTCCTGATCACAAACTCCGGCGTGGGGCGCTCCGGGGTCTGCTGGGACCACCACGAATACGCCACCAAAGTGGCGGCCGGCGACGCCGAGGACGACTCGTATTTCGGGTACGTGTGTGGGCTGGACGAAGGGGACGATCCGCTGAACGACCCCTCATGCTGGCCGAAGGCGAACCCCTCCATGGGGGTGACCTTCCCGCCGAGCTACCTGGAAGAGCTGGTCCGCGAGGCGCGGGGGATGCCGTCGAAGGCGGCGAAGGTGCTGCGCCTAAACTTCTGCGTGTGGGTGGAGGCCGAGAATCCCTGGATCGACGGGGACCTCTGGCGCGCCTGCGAGCGGAAGCCGGCCGACTTCCCAACCGACGAGGAGCTGCGCGACCGGCCCTGTTTCCTTGCGCTCGACCTCTCTGGCAAGCTGGACCTGACGGCGCTGGCGGCGGTCTGGTCGGACGGGGACGGAGGGCGTGACGCACGTGTCTGGTTCTGGACCCCCGCCGGTTCGATGGACAAGCGGGAGCAGCGCGACCGCGTCCCGTACCGCGCATGGTCGCAGCGGGGCCACCTCTTCGCCGTCCCCGGGCTCTCCATCGACTTCGCCTTCATCGCGCAGTTCCTCGCAGAGCACGTCCTGCCGGTGTACGACGTGCGGGCGCTGGCGTTCGACCCGTACCGGATCCACGACTTCCTGCGCGAGCTGGCCGCGCTCGGCATCGACTGTTGGATCTGGGAGGGGCCGGAGGCAGAGCCCGGGGATGGGCTCTGCCTGGTGATGCATTCGCAGGGCTTCAAGGGCGGCGCCAGGACGGACGGCCTCTGGATGCCCCGAAGCTTGGAGACGCTGGAGAGCGGCGTGCTGGGCGGTCACCTCCGCGTGCTGGAGAACCCGGTGCTCCGTTCCTGTTCTGCCTCCGCAGTGATCTCGCAGGATGCCGCGGAAAACCGCATGTTCGTGAAGCAGAAGAGCACCGGGCGGATCGACGGGCTTGTCGCGCTCGCCATGGGGGACGGCCTGGCGGACCAACTCGGGGAGGACACGGGGGGCGGGTCGGTGTACGACGATCGGGGGATCCTGTTCTTCGGGTGATGAGCGTGGCGTAAGAGCGAGCCGCGGAGTACGTTCCAGACGCACGCGAAGTCCTCGAAACAGTTGAGAAAGGTACGCCATGTCAGAGGGGACGCCTGGGGAGACCCGCACGACGCGGGATGCGCTGCTGACCGGGGTGTGCGCGGGCGCGACCTGCGGGATCATTTTCAGCGCCGCCGTGCCGGTCGGTTGGCTGATGAGCGCGGGGGCGCTCGTCTTGGGGTTATTCGCGGCGGTAGGGTTCGCGCGTCTTCTGCGGGAGGTGTAAGGTGGACACGACGGATCCGCGCGGGGCGGCAGCGCAGCAGGTGCGGGACCTGCTCGCCTTCATCGAGGCGGACCCACGCCTGCACGTCTGCTCTCCCCTGGACCTGCTGGGGAGCGTGCCGCCCGAGCTTCTGCCGGCCGCGTCGGCGCTGATCGAGGTGCAGTTCCTGCACGGCAGCGGTGACCCGTCCGCCCCGGAGCCGGTCGGGATTCTGAACGCGATGGGGGCGGACGCAGTCGAGTGGAGCCCCGACGACGAGCTGCTGCCGGACCCGTGCCGAGCCCGAGGTGTTGACATTGCCCGGTGGTTCGGCGTCCCGGTGGCGCCGCGCCGGGCGACCGTGCGCCACCCCACGGACATCCTTCGGGCGCCGCCGGTGTACTCCACGACTCGAAGGGCGTGACTATGGAACACCTCCTGCCCTGCCCCTTCTGCGGGGAAGACGACGTGAAGGTCGCGCGTCACCCTCACGCTGAAGCGGCTGGGGACTACTTCACCGTGGCCTGCCGCAACTCCGACTGCTACGGCATCACGCTGACGGCGAGCACCGAAGACGAGGCGCGCCTGGCGTGGAATACACGAGCCCCCGGGAAGGTCTCCGCCGATGTCCTCGCGCTGCTGTGCCTGGCCATGGAGAAGTGCGGCGGCGAGATGGTCGTAACGCCGACCGACGCGATGCGCGACTGGGGGGAATACGAGCTGCTGAAGGACGAAACGCCGAGCCTCTCCACGGCGACGACGTATCGCGTCAGGCGCAGGTTGCGGTCGGTTACTTCATCCGCAACAAGCCCGTGATGCGCGAGAAACCGTTGCGCGGCGCGGGCTAACCATGTAGCTTTCCCGCTGACGGACAAACCACACCGGCCCCAGGCCCGCACCCTCACGACGAGGGAGCGGGCCTTTTTTGTTTGCCAGCCACCCCCGCCATGCGCGAGCCCGGCACTCCCCAGTCGCCCGCCGATCCCCCGCCCCCCTCCCGTCTCGGGTCGGTGCTGCTGGACAACGCCTGGGAGCTGGTGCTGCTGGTGGGGCTGGTGCTCTTCGGCGTGGGGGTCTCGCTGGCCTCCCTCCCCTGGGGTCTCGCGCTGGTGGGGCTGGTGCTGGTGTCGCTCGCCACCCTGCGCATCCGCCCGTGGGCTTCCTGACACGGGGGAGCGCCACGCTGGCGCCGCGGGCGCTCCGGCTGGACGACGAGTCCGACGTCGCCACGATCCTGCGGGTGACGGACGGCGGGGTCTCGACGAAAGCTGGCGTGGCGGTCGGGCCGGACTCTGCGCTGAAGTGCGCCGTGGTCTACGACTGCGTTCGGGTGATCGCGGAGGACGTGGCGAAGCTGCCGCTTATCCTGTACCGCCGAACCAAGGACGGCCGCGGCAAGGAGCGGGCGACCGACCATCACCTCTACGGGCTGCTGCACGACAAGCCGAACGACTTCCAGACGTCGTTCGAGTTCCGAGAGCAGATGCAGGGCTACCTGCCGCTCCGCGGGAACGCGCCGGCCCTGATCAACCGGGTGCGCGGCGAGGTGCGGGAGATCCTGCCTCTCCACCCGGACGAGGTGACGGTGAAGCGCGGGAGCGACTGGCGGGTCACGTACCGCCTGCGTGGGGAGGGGGAGGACCGGCCGGCGTCGGACATCCTCCATCTGCGCGGCCTCTCGACCGACGGATTCCGGGGCGTCTCCGTGATCTCGCTGGCCCGGGAGTCCATCGGGCTCGCGATGGCGATGCAGCAGCACGGCTCCCGCCTGTTCGCCAATGCGGCGCGGCCGTCCGGGGTGCTCACGTACCCGCACAAGTTCAAGGACGAGGCGGCCGCTAAGCGGTTGCGGGAGAGCTGGGAGAGCAGCGTGGGCGGCGAGAACATGCACCGCACCGCGCTCCTGGAAGACGGCGTATCCTGGCAGCAGATCAGCATGAACGCCGACGACGCGCAGTACGTGGAGTCGTGGGGCGTCCAGCTCTCCGACATCCCGCGCTGGTTTCGAATGCCTCCCCACAAAGTGGGCATCATGACCCAGGCGACGTTCAGCAACATCGAACACCAGGCGCTGGAGTACGTGATCGACACGCTCATGCCCTGGCTGGTGCGCTGGGAACAGCGGCTGAACATCACACTCCTCACCGCCCCCGAGCGCGCCGCCGGCTACTTCTTCGAGTTCCTGGTGGACGGGCTGCTCCGCGGGGACATCAAGACCCGGATGGACGCCTACGCGGTCGGCATCCAGAACGGGATCTGGAGCGCGAACGAGTGCCGCGCCCGCGAGAACGAGAACCCCTACGAGGGCGGCGACGAGTACCGCGTGCCGCTCAACATGGGGCCGGCGAGCGGTGCCGCGCCGGGCGAGACGCCGCAAGAAGCGACGGCCAAGGTCGTCTCGTTCGCCGCTTTCCGCGACGCGAGAGAGCGCGGGGCAGATCTGGGCGAGGCGGCGCGCGCCTCAGCGGATGCGTACCGTGCCGTGCTGACGACGGCCTGAACCGAGGAGCACCATGAAGCTGATCCCCGCCGTCACCCCGCCCGCCCCCCGCGCCGCCCACGGCGAGCGCCCGCGGAAGCCGTTCGAGATCCGCGCCGCGACGACCGGCGAGGCGGAGGTACTGATCTACACGGAGATCAGCTACTGGTACATGGACCCGGAGTGGTGGATCCGCGACCTCATGGCGATCACGGCGCCGGTCATCCACGTCCGGATCAACTCCCCGGGCGGTGACGTTTGGGCGGGGGTCGCGATCTACAACGCGCTCGTGCGTCACGGGGCCAGAATCATCGTGCATGTGGACAGCCTCGCGGCCTCCATCGCCTCGCTGATTGCTATGGCGGGAGACGAGATCCGCATGTCGAAGGGGTCGCATATGATGATCCACGATCCGCTTGTCGGGACCTATGGGAACGCCGCTTACTTGCGGAAGGTGGCCGGGGTTCTGGAGCAGGTGGGCGGATCCATGGTGGAAATCTACGCTGACCGAACCGGGGTGGCGCCGGAGCAGGTCGCCGAGTGGATGAAGGAAGAGAAGTTCTTTACGGCGAAGGAAGCACGCGAAGCCGGCCTCGCGGACGCGGAGGATAACACGGAGGCGATCGCCGCCAAGTTCGACCTCTCCATGTACGCCAACGCGCCGGACGCCCTCAAGGGCCAGGCGCCCGCGGCCGAGCGGGAGAAGCCTGACACGATCAGGAAGTTCGAGACCGGGCTCCGGGAGGAGCTGGGGTTCTCGCACGCCGAGGCGCGAGCGATCGCCGCCTCCGGCTTCAAGGCAGCGTCGGACCCTCGGGATGAGGACGGCGGGCCGAATCGGTCCACCACCGCAGTGCAGCCCCCCCCGGCCAACGACCCGGCTGCCGAGGCGCTGCTCGCATCCATCCTCACGGCGCGGCTTCGGCTTCGCGCCTCCGCAGGGAGACGCTGACATGGCGACCATCGAGACGCTCGTAGCCCACTTCGACACCTTCGAGGGGGAGCTCCGCGCCGCGCTGGACAAGCAGTCCGGCGAGATCGAGAAGTACGGGAAGTCCACCGAGGAGACCGGCAAGCAGATCGACAAGATCACCGCCGCCCTCCAGGACATCGGGGAGGAGCTGAAGGAGGTGCAGACCAACGTCCGCGCCATGGAAACCAACCAGAACCGGCCGGGGATGCCCGGCTCGGACGAGGACCGGCGCAGCGTCGGCGCCCGCTTCGCGCAGTCCGAGGAGATCAAGGCGATGGCGAAGTCCAGCGCCATGAACTCCGGTCCGGTGGACGTGGGCAGCTTCTTCGGCCCGCGCGCGATCGACTCCGGGTCCGGGAGCGCCGGGGTGCTGGTGGAGCCGGAGCGCGTGCCGGGGATCATCACCCCGCCGCGGCAGGGGTTCACTCTCCGACAGCTCCTCAACGTCCGGCCGACCACCAGCAACTCCATCGAGTACATCCGCCAGACCGGCTTTACCAACAACGCGGCCCCCGTCGCGGAGGGCGCGGTCAAGCCGCAGTCGGTCCTGACATTCGACCGCCGGACCGCCCCCATCGAGGTGATCGCGCACTGGGCGCAGATCACCCGGCAGATCGTCGCCGACGCGCCGCGCCTCCAGACGATCGTGGAGGGGGAGCTGAAGTTCGGCCTGGAGCTGAAGGAGGAGGCGCAGTTCCTCCGCGGGAACGGCTCCTCCCCGAACCTCCAGGGGATCATGACCGACCCCGCGGTCCAGAACTACGCCTGGTCGGACGGCAAGGTGGGCGACACCAAGATCGACGCGCTCCGCCGCGCCATGCTGAAGGGGCGGAAGGCCAAGTACCCGGCCACCGGGATCGTGCTCAGCCTGGAGGACAAGGCGGACATCGACACGCTCAAGGGCTCCGACGGGCACTACATCTGGGTCAACGTGGTGGACACCACGGGGATGCGCCTGTGGGGCCTTCCTGTGGTGGAGAGCGACTCGCTGGTGGAGAACGAGTTCGTGGTCGGCGCCTTCGGCCTGGGCGCGACGGTGTGGGACCGCGAGGAGACGACCGTCCGCATCACCGACAGCCACGCGGACTACTTCATCTACAACAAGCTGGTGGTGCTGGTCGAGGAGCGCGTCGGCATCACCATCGAGCGCCCCGAGGCGTTCGTGATCGGCAACTTCGACAACGAGCCGGTCGCGCCGTGATCCTGACGGGCGGCGGCATCCCCTGCCGTCGCCCGGTTCCACACCTCAGAGGCAACCGACCATGACGCAGCAGGACACCATCCGCATGAAGGCCGCTCTCGGCTTCGAGCGCACCGCTCCCGAGGGATCCGGCGAGGGCACCGAGAGCATCAAACGCGGCGACGAGTTCGACGCCACGCAGAACGAACTGCGGGACTACTTCCTGAGCCGGCAGGAGCGCCCGCTCGCCACGCCGGTGAACCTGGACGACCTCGGCGACGTCCCGGTGGGCGGCATCCCCCGGAGCCAGGTGCAGGACTACCTGCGCAGCCTCTCCGACGAGGAGCGCACCGACCTGCTGGCGGAGTTCGCCCCCGCGGGCGGGGACGCCGGCAAGGGCACGTCGGATCCCGGTGACGCCGGGAAGGTGGCGGACAAGGACGCCGGCGAGAGGCCGTCCGGCGGTGGGAAGAAGAAGTAACAGATGGCCTCCCGTCTCGTCACCGGCCCCACCGGGGAACTCCTCCCTCTGCACGTGGCGAAAGACCACCTGCGAGTGGACCACACGGCGGAGGACGACCTGATCTCCGCCCAGGTCGCGGCAGCCATCGGGTACGCCGAGGAATTCAACGGCTGGTCGCTGGTGACGCAGACGAGGGAGGAGGCGTTCGACTGCTTTCCGTGCGGCCGGAGAGTCATCGAGCTTTCTCGGCCGCCGCTCCGCTCCGTCGCGTCGATCTCCTACGTGGACGCGGACGGGCTCCCGGCCACGCTGGACCCGGCCTCGTACGTCGTGGACACGGCGAGCCAACCGGGGCGCGTGGGGCTCGCGTACGGTGCGAACTGGCCGCGGTGCCGCCACCAGCTCGGCGCCGTGCGGATCGTGTACGAGGCGGGCTTCGGCACGCCGGACAAGGTGCCGGAGATGGCCGTCGCCGCGATCAAGCTGGTCTTGGGGAAACTCTACCTGCACCGGTCGGACACCATCACCGGGACCATCGTGAGCGAGCTCGGCGCCGCGGACGCGCTGCTCAACCTGGCTACCCCCCGCATCGTGCGGTTCGCCTGATGCTACGCCGCGACCTGCTCACCAGCCGCGTGCGCGTCTTCCGTGAACGGGAAACGCTGAACGCGCGGGCGGAAGCGGAGAAGAGCTACGCCCCGGTCGGCATGGCGTGGGTGGCCCTTCCGGACGCGGAGAGGAAGTTCCGGGACGCGGGCGCAGGCGAGGCGGCCGCGGGGAGCGGAGTAGCACGGGCGGACAAGCTCGCGGAGATCGAAGCGACCGACGTGCTCCAGGTCCTGGCCGGGGACCTCCGGGGCTCCGTGTGGCGCGTGGGGCCCGTGCAGGTGGTGGGGGACGAAAGGCGTTTCCCCCTGGAGGAGTACACTGATCCCCTGCCCCGAGAATGACCGTCCGGGTGAAGGTGGAGGGTGACGACCTGGACGGCTTCGCGGACGCGATGCTGGAGGATCTGGAGCCTCGGTTGGTCCGCGCGGCGGACCGGGCGGCGTCGGGGATGGTGGGCACCATCCGGCGCATCCTCTCCCGGCGGCCAGCGGGGGAGGAGATCCTGGGGCCGGGCGCTCCGCCGGCCTATCGCAGCGGCGAACTGTACAACTCCATTGTCGCCCACCCGGCGAAGGCGTCCGGGTCCGCCGTGGAGGCGGAGTACGGGTCGCCGCTGGAGCAGGCTGGACCGTTGGAGTACGGCGGGACCTGGGATAACGGCGTGTACCACGGCCCTCATCCGTTCATCCGCCCGGCGGAGGACGAGATGCGCGAGGAGGTGGAGCGCATCGTAGCGGAGGAGCTGGGCTTGTGAGCGCCTGGCGCTGGCCGGACTTCATCGCCGCCTTGGTGGCGCGCGCACGCAGCGACGTGGACCTCGTCGCCTTCCTGGGTGGCGAGCACATCTACAAGACGGTGGACCTGCACGCGAAGCGGGCACGGGGGCTCGGCTACCAGCGGATCACAGACCCCCGGCGCGAGATCACCGAGGAGCCGCTGGTCCAGTGGGACATGACCGCCGAGCCCGGCGAGATCACCGTCCTGGAGCGCCACGCCCGGCGGGTCCTCACCTCCGACGTGCCGGTCCGCCTGATCGTGGGTGGCGCCGACCTGGTGGTGCACATGGAGTTCGACGACGCACGCGAGCACGCCCGGCCCTCCGACGGCCTCGCGCACCACTCCATAGACGTGCGATACCGGGTGCCGCGCCTCCGTTCCCCCTGACCTCTGAGGTCGCGATGCGATACGAAGTGCTCTACCCGTTCACGGCCCGGGACCGGCGGTTCACCGCGGAGGACGCCGGCAAGGTGCATGAGCTGCCGAAGAAGACCCGCGACAAGTACGTCGGGCAGGGCAACCTGCGCGAGATCCCGCCGGAGGCGCAGCCCGAGCCGGTCGCAACGGCGCCGCCCCGGAAGCGCTCCGTCACGGTCAAGAAGACCGCCCGCGCGAAGGCGCCGGCCGCCGATGTTCCGCCGTCCACCAACCAGGGCAGCGGCGACGCGCCCGCCGACAAGGAGTAGCCCGCCATGGCCGTCGCACCCGGCACCTACGAGGACGCCCTCGCCACCTTCGGCCGCGCCCGCGTCTTCGTCCGCCCCGACTCCCTGCTGGGGACCGACCCGCTGGTGGAGGTCACCATCACCGAAGGGGCGATCCGCGGCGAAGTGGTGACCAACGCCCAGATGCTCACCCTGCCGGAGATCGCGGGCGAGACGCCGTTCCGGAAGCGGTCGAAGACCATGGGGATCACCGTCACCATCCCCGCCCTGGTCACGCTCGCGCTCCTGGAGGTGACAAACGCGCGCCCCAGCACCAGCGGGCAGGACGACCCCACCTGGGGCGTGCTGATCATTCCCGAGGAGGAGCTGGGCGCCGGCGTCTCCCGGACCGCGCTGGGCGTGTGGACGCCTGCCGCGCCTTCCAGGGCGCTGGCGATCTTCAAGGCCACTTTCACGCCGCTCCCCTACGTGTACACCGACGAGAACGTCGGCAAGGCGGTGGAGCCCACCACGGTCGCGGGTATGTTCGTCTCGTCCAACCCGAGCGGGCTGGAGGTCTTCGCCTTCGGCGAGGAGATCGACGACGTCCTCTTCCCCGTGTGAGGCGAAGATGATCACCGCTCGCCCGATCGAAGACTATTATCCGGATGGCGTGCCGCCCCAGCCCTCCAGGGCAGCACGGGTGCGCGCCGCTCAGGACGAGCCGGAGCCGGTCAACGTGGACGCCGCCGTGCAGGTGCTCGGTCCTGGCGTGTTCTGGTTCGCGGGCCGGAAGTACGTCGTTCCTCGCGTCCCCTTCGTGGAGGGCATCCAGCTCCAGGCGCTGCTGCTTCGGCTTCGGCGCCTTCGCACTGCATCCATGGCTCCAGCAGCGTCCGCTGAAGAGGAGGCGGATCGGATGAAACAGGCGCTCACCCTCTTCCGGGAGTCGGTTGAGATCTTCCCGCGCGTGGCCCGGCCGGCCGGCTGGTCTCGGTTCGTGTGGCGCCTTCTCCCGAACCCCTTCCGCCGCGCGAGCCCGGCCGAGGTGGGGGAGCTCCTGGGTTTTTTGTACGGGTGCCAGACGAGGTCCAGCGTCGGGTACTCGTAAGCGAGGACGCAGGCCCGCCCTCTCCGGCGGACATCCTCGACATGCTGGCCGAGTTCACCGTGGCCTATCCGGGATGGGTGCGCCGTTCCGACGGCGCACCCTTGTCGTATCCCCTCTTCATGGTCGGGCTGGCGCATCTCGCCCGCGCCCACGCGCGCACCTCCCTCCGCACCGCCGGCGCGGTTGGGATCGGCTACGCGAAAGAGGACGTGGCAAACAAGTGGTTCCGCATCCAGCAAACCGTAGCGGGGTGGTGAGCGATGGCAGGTAACGGGAAGCGCGGACTCTGGGCCTCCATCATCCTGGCCCTGGACCCCCGGGCGAAACAGCAGTTGAAGGACGAGGCGGCAGAGGCGCTGGGCGACGCCGGGAAGCGTGGCTCGGCGGAGTTCGACAAGGCCATGCAGGAGGGCGGCCGCAAGGCCGTGCGCGCCCTGTCAAAAACCCTGAAGGATGAGTACGACAAGACGCTCTCGAAGGCGCAGGTTCAGCTCGCCCGCGGGATCATCGACAAGGAGGCGTTCGACAAGACCGAGCGCGAGGCGAAGCGCACTTTTAACGGGACCCTCCTGCCGCTGATGGACAAGCTGCAGGCGGAGGGGAAGGTCACGGAGGCGCAGTTCGGCCAGCTCGCCCGGCAGATCAAGCGCGTGGGAGACGCGGGGCAGCAGGCGGGGCGCTCCGGGGGCGGCTTCATGGCCGGCGTGGGGAAGATCACCGGCGGCATCGTGGCGGCGGACCTGATCCGGGATGCTGGGCGCGCCATGGTGCGCTTCGGCGTGGACTCCGTCCACGCGGCCAACGAGTCGGAGGACGTGTTCGGCCGGCTGGGCGGCACGCTCCGCCGGGTGGGGGTGGACATCAACGACGTCCGGGGCGAGCTCGACGCCATGGGCGAGAAGATGATGGACACCACCACGTTCGGGGACGAGGACGCATTCAAGGCCCTGGACGCCATGGTCACGCAGTCGCGGAACTACGCGGCGTCCCTCGCGAAGATGCCGCTTGTGGCCGACCTGGCCGCAAAGAAGGATATCGAGCTTGCGACGGCCGGCGAGCTCGTGGGGAAGGCGATGGCCGGGAAGCGCACCCAGCTGGAGAAGATGTTCCCGGCGCTAAAGGGGAGCACCGACCTATGGGGTGACCTCGCCAAAATCGTGGGCGGAGCGGCGGCGGAGGCGGCGGGCACCGCGGCGGGGCAGTACAAGCAGCTGACGGAGGAGGTGGGAGAGTTCCAGGAAGGGCTCGGGGACATCCTGACATCGGGGACGGAGAGCACGTCCGTCATCAGTGAGATGCGGGGCGCGGTGCGGTCGCTGACCGAGGGGCTGACCGAGAACCGGGAGGAGGCTGTCTTCTGGACCCGCGCGCTGGTGGGGAGTCTGCGCGTCGTGTGGAACCTGCTGATCCTGCTCCCGCGCCTCTTCTTCAACGTGCTCCAGACCGCGGCAACCGGGATCTACACGCTGGTTCAGGGGGTGGAGTTGGCGTTCCACATGACGGTGCACCGGATCAAGACCAACCTGAACCGCCTGATCGAAGGCATCAACCAAATCCCGGGTATCGAGATAGGCTTCCGGTTCGACACATCCCGTCTCGCGGGCGAGCTGGCGGAGGCACGGCGGCAGTTCGCCTTCGCGAAGAGGGAGTTTGTTCGGGACGGGCTGGACATCGGCGAGGCGTTCAAGGACGTGGGGCGAAGCGTCATGCAGCTCGGCAGCGCGTTCGACCCGGTCGCACCTCCGCGGCGCGCGACTTCGGACGGGGGCGGCGGTGACCTCTCTGACAAGGAGGTGGATCCCAGGGACGCGGAGCGCGCGAGGGAGAAGGCGGAGCGCGAGCGGGAGGCGCGGTTCCGCGACGTGGAACGGCGGATGAACGACCGCATCTCCGTGATGCAGAAGGGCGGCCAGACCCCCGGGGCCAGCACTACCCCTGGTATCATCTCCAAGAACCCGCTCGCCGGGAGCGTGATTGACCTTGACGCGATGGCCGAGAAGGCGCAGTCCACGGCCCTTACCGTCCTGAGCGTCTTCGACGTGGCGGCGCGCGGGGCCGTCGAAGCGAGCGGGTCAATCTCGGAAAGCTGGTCGGAGACTTTCGACCTCATGTTCTCCGGTGCTCTTAGCCTCAGAGGCTTGCTTGATGGTTTGTGGGACGGGTACGTGCTTGGGCTGGGAAAGGCGATCGCGGGAGAAGCGAAGATGATGGGCGCGCGGGCCGCGACAAAGGCGATCGGTGCGGCAGCCGAGGGCCTGTGGCTTGCCTCTAGACACGATTACAAGGGTTCAGCTCAGGCGTTCGGGTCTGTCCCAAAGTACCTCGCGGAAGCCGCCGGCTGGTCGGCGCTCGGGGGAATAGCATCGGCGGCTGCAAGCGCGGCAGCCGGAGGCTCCGGCGTGGCGGGCAGCTCGACACGAGACCAGGGTTTGTCAACCGCACGGGACGCCGAGAGGCAGCCCATTCAGGTGATCGTGAACATGGATCCGTTCGACCCTCGTAAGGGCGCGCACGCCAAAGTGATAGGCCAAGCCGCAAGGCTCGACCTACAACTTAACGGCGTGTGGCAGGAGCTGCGGGACTAAGGTTCACGTTCCGGGGCGGCGCATGCAGCTCGCACCGCCTCTGCGTCGGCGCGCGTCGGCTTCGTCGCACCAACGCTCTTCGGGTGCGTTCCCTGCGAGTCCGTCCCGAAGTAAGTGTCGTCCGCAGTAATTCGCATCTGCCGTGCTCCTTGCGCCTCGAAGAACGCCACGACGATGGTGGCCGCGCCGCTGCCGCTCTTCTGGACGCCGCGAATTGTCCTGGCTTCGCGACTCGCGTTTTCAACGGTATAGCCAAGTGAGCCGAGCCGGGAGACGACGCAGTCGAAGGGGTCGGCCGCTGCTGGGATGGGCGTGGTTGTGACGTACGGCGCGCACGCCGCGAGAGCCAGCGCGAGAAGAGGGAGCGATCGCGTCATGACTCCGCCCGATCTGTGCCTGCAAGTCATCGCGAGCCCTCCCGCGGGTAGGTGGTTCCGTACGGTAGGTGCACGATCTTGGAAATTGTGGCGGGGTGGGGATGCTCGTACAGGGCGTTGTCGCCGAGCGCGCCGGTGAACCTGCGGATGATTCCGGGACCGTCGATCACAAAGGCTTCACGCAAGTGCACGTCCTCGGTTCGGCCGTCCTTGTAGGTGACGCGGTAAATGTTTGTTGAGTAGGTTGTCATGAAGCACCGTTAGAAGCGGGTGACTGCCGGCCCGAGACGAGAAGGCTGGTCGCACGTATAGCGCGCCTCTCGCGCCCCCGCAAGGGAAGCGCGAGGGGCGCCGGCGCGGGTCACGTCAAAGGAGGCCGAGAAGGTCCCCTTGCTCGCCGCCGATGATCGGGGTGCCCCTGCGCGTCCGCATGGCGATGCGTTGAGGGATGCAGATTTTCGGCATCCCCTGCACGCCCGCGAGCTTCCCGTCCAGCGCCAGGAGCTTGCCGGCCGAACCATCCGCCGCGGCGCCGTCGAACGTGTGGAATTCAGAGCAGCCGTGCACGGCAGCCGTCGCGAGGTGGATCGCGTCGGGGATGAGGAGCTTCGGCTTGATCTGGTTGTTGAGCGCGTGCTCGCGGATTTCTTTCGTCTTCCGGACCACGCCCAGCTCCAGCGAAAGCAGCTCGACCACGCCGCTGTTGATAAAACGCTCGTAGTCGGCGTACTGCTCCGGCGACAGGTTGTCGCCGTCCTTCAGCTCCAGCACCTCGGCGAGCGTCAGGGCGGATGTGCAGACTTCGATCTCCCCTTCGTCCAGCAGTAGGGCCCAGGCGTTCAGCCCGTCCAGCTGTTCGGGAGTGCGGCCCCTGCCACCGTCGAAGAGGGAGATGAACACGCACGAGTCCCAGTACACACGCATGGAGTGAGCGGGGTTACCAGGCACGGCGTTGCTCGCGAATGAGGTCTTCGGAGGACGCGCCCTCCGCTGGCGTGGTCGGCATCCCGCGCAGGCTCGCCAGGGAAATCACCCCGGTCGGCCGCGAGGCGGGGTTGATGTCCTTAATGTACATGTAGTACGGGTGGTACGCGTTGGGCCGGTACCGCATCTTCCCGACGACCTCCACGTCCTGCTCGACCAGCCGGCTCGCCCGCTCTTTCAGCTTGCTCCGGAACTCGCACGTCACCGGCGGGCTCGTACGGGGGAAGATCCGCAGCAGGTTCCGTCCTTCGGTGCTGTAGCTCTTCAGCGTCCCGCGGATCGTGCCGACCATGAACTGATCTTTGCTCAGTTCAAGGTCCAGCCGGTCTTTGAGTCCCGCAGAGATGTCCGCCGCCGAGCCGTTCAGCCGGACGCGGTTCACGAATCCGCCCTTCCGCGCGACGTTGCCCAGCTCCTTGTATGTGCGCAGCGTGGGGTAGTCGAGGAAGTCCGGCACGCCGCCGTCGTTGATGATTTGGATGGCCTGCACGAACTGCTGCTGCGCCCGGTTCACGATGCCCGCCTCCTGCCGTGAGACCCGGGCCTGCAACACGGCGGTGGCGGGGCTCGAATGCGTCAGGTCAGCGATCTCGTACTGAACATGGAGGCGGCGCCCTTCCGCAAGAAGGGTTGCGGTCTGGCGAAGCGCACGCACGGCGAGGATGATGGACTCCGCGAACGCGACCGCGCCGACGTCGGCTTCTGCGCCGGCGACGGGATCGAACCGCAGGGACAGTTCGTCCCCCTGGACCTGGGTCAGGATCGAACTCACGGGGCGATGCTTCGGGGATCGGGCGGGGGAGGGTTGGGGCGCCGCCCCCTCCAACCTACTCCCGCGAATCGCGTACCGCAACCGATCCGTCCCCGCGATCTCCTTGACCGCCCGCCGCTACCCCTGTAGCTTTCGGCCAGACGTCGAACACCGGCCCCAGGCCCGCCCCCTCGCGTAGAGGGGCCGGGCCTTTTTTTGTTTCAGCCCCGGAGGTTCCCGTGCGCAAGCTCCTGTCTCGCCTGTTCCGCCGCCGTGACCTGTCGGCAGCGCGCACGCACTTCCGCACCGGTGCGTGCTGGAGCGCGTGCGCCGGTGCTGTGGGGCGGCAGTCCGCCAGCCGGTAGCGTTCCATGCGCAACGTCCCGAAGGTGCTCTACAACGGCACCACCCTCACCTTCACCCTCCCGATGCGCCCGTTCACCCCCGGCACCAAGGCCATAGGGGGGCACGGGGAGAGCGGGGCCGGGGTGCCGTGCAAGTTCGTGATCCGGCGGGACCGCTTCTTGGACGTTGTGCTGCGCTTCTACGAGTCGGAGGGGCCGGCGGTGCGCGCCTGGCTTGAGTGGGCGCAGGACGCGACGCCCGGCGCGTTCACCGTCTGGCCGGACGCCGCGGTGCCCGGGACGTCCAAGAGCAGCTACCTCGTCTCGCCTCAGGTCGGAGAAGACACCCAGCCAACGCACGACCAGTTCGAGGGCACCTTCGAGCAGCGGGTCAAGATCCGCTCCGCCGACGGCTCCCCCTACGACTGGCAGTATTGGGGGGTTTCGCCGTGAAAACGTGGTGGCTGACCTTCTACGCCGACGACGACACAACGGCCGTCGCGGAGTGCTCCACCGATCTCGCGCACTCGCATCCCTTTCTGCGCGCCCCGGAGGGCGGCGCCGAGGCGGACGTGGACCTGCTGCGCGGGCAGGCGAAGATCTCGCTGGTGAACGTGCAGGTGCAAGACAATCCCACCAACCCGGAAGACCAGTCCAGCGGGTGGCTGACGGCGATCCTTGCGGACGCCTCCGGGGAGACCGCAAGAATCGGGCGGCGGGTAAAGCTGGAGGAGGCGGACAGCCCGGCCGACCCCCGCGTCACGGTGACGGACGGGGTGATTGGGAGCGTGGAGCTGGACGCGGACCTCGTCTCGTACAACCTGGGCGTGCGCGATATCCGCGAGCGCTCCCGCGAGGCGAAAGCCTTCGAGCGCGGCGGCACCTCCACGGTCTGGCCTCGCGGGGTGCTGAACGGCTACGGCCTGCTCCCCGGCGGTGGATGGCTCCAGCCCCCCACGACCCCCGCGCGCGGAACGTTCAACCTGGCCGGGCCTGGCTGGGGGCTCGTCAAGCTCGTGCGCACCGACGCGACGAAGCCGCACCTGGTGCTCACCCAAGCCATGCGGGACGCGGTGGCGCCGACGTGGTCCGAAGAACACCTCCGCTACGAGCTGTACGGCGTGGACGTGCTCTGGCGGCTGGTGGGCGGAACGACGTGGACGCGCCTCACGAAGATGGAGGTGTGGGACCCGGCGGTCCGCTCCGGCATCCGCGGCGTCTCCCTCTTCGACACCGACCCGGCCCGCATCAAGGCCGCGGACGGGCGGATGGTGGACGGCGACATCATCGACCTGGTCCACCTCCGGGCCGCGGACACAGGTGGGGTTCCGGCCAACGGCGCCGCGGTGGAGGTGTTGGTACTGCACGTTGGCGCGCCGACGAAGGCGTACCCGTTCCACTTCGAGGGCCGCGCCGGCGAGCTTCTGCGCAACCTATACCGCGGGGACTACTCGCTGCGAGATCCGCGCATCCGCTACGACGAGGCGGCCCTCCTCGCGCTTGCGGAGCCGGTCCTACTCCGCCAGGCGGAGCCGGTGGACGACATGCGCGAGTGGGTCGAGAAGAATATCTACCAGCCGCTCGGCGCCGCTCCTGCCCTGAACGACGCGGCGGAGATTTCCCCGGTCCGCTACGACCTGCCCAGCGTGGAGGCGGACCTCCCGGAATTCAACGACAGCAACACGGCGGAGGACGCCGGTTGGCTCCACGACGGCGACGCGGTCAACCGGGTAGTGTTCTCCTACCTCCGCGAGCACCGCGTCCCCACGGACCTGGACCTGCTGGGAGAGGTGAGCGCGGGGGACGGCATCGCGGAGCAGCCCGTGACCGTCCAGCCGCAGGCCGGCGGCTCCGTCGCCCTGTTGGGGGAGCAGCTGCTGGAGATCAAGCCGTCCACGATCCGCACGCTGGTCGGCGAGCGCGGAGACGTGCGGGGCGGGGACGTGCAGAGCGACGCCGGCTACCGGCTGGCGCTCGCCCGTGGATACCAGGCGCTGGACCGCTTCCGCTTCGGCGGCCAGTACATCACCGCGCGCCGGATGCGGAGTGCCGGCGAGCTGAAGCCTGGTGCCTGGTGCCTGGTCTCGCTGTCGTGGCTCCCCGACTACAAGACCCGCAAGCGAGGGATGGACCGGCTGGCGCAGGTTGTCACCGCCCGCAACGTCGGCGCCTGGCGCGAGTACCGCTTGGTGGACGCCGGCCCCGCAAACCAGCCCCTCGCGCAGCCCACGCTCGGCACCCCCACCGCCAGCGCGGACGGCCTGGTCTCCGTCCCCGTCACGATGCTGCCGGTCGGCGGCGAGGCCCGCGTGGACGTCGCGATCTCCGACACCCTGCCGGCGACGGACTCCCCGCTCTGGACCTTCCTCGGCCGCACGGCCGCGCTCGCGACGCTCACCACGTCCCCGCAGCTGGAGGGCGGCATCGCCTGGGTCCGCGCCCGCGGCGAGGCGCCCGGCCGTCTCCGCTCCGCCTTGACCACGCCCGTCTCCGTCGCGATCCCCGCCGGCCCTCGGGTGCGCCAGGTCCGGGCGCTGATCGCCGACGACGGAAGCGCTTCAGCGCAGGCCACCCCGAACGCCTATGCGTCGGGGTTCCGGATCTTCTACGGCACCCACCCCGCGGGCACCGCCACGCCCACGCTCTCCGGGCACCTGGACGTCGCGGCCACCCCGGACCCCGTCGCCCTACCGGTGACGGTGGATCCGGGCGAAGCGCTCGCCATTGAAGTGGAGCCCTGGACAGGATGGACCGGCTCGGCGGTTTCGGGGACGGCCGGTGCGCGCGTACCCGGCTCGGCGCTGCGGGAGGCGGGCGGCGGCACGGACACGCTCTTCGCCCGCGGCACCGCCACGATGTCGAGTCCCACCGCAGCGCAGATCCCGGTGCAAGTGGACTCCGTGGTGCCGGTGGATGGGACGGCAACGCTCCTGGAGGTGCTGGGGTCGGCGACTCTCGCCGCGGGTCCCGCCGTGGGCGTCGCAAGCCCCACGGGCACCGTCTGGACGTTCAACCGCGGCCCGGAGAACGGCGGGCCTGGGCAGGCGCTGTTCCGGATCGACGCCTCCGGTTACGTCTCCGATCCGGTGCCCATCGTGATTCCGGAGCAGGGGCGGGACACGGTGGGGCTGGGGCTGGTCGTGGAGCAGGTCGCCGAGAGCGACGCCACCGTGACGGTTCGCGCGAAGGCGTGGGACCCGTACCCGCAAGGCGCCAGCAGCGTGACCGTGAGGCCCGTGGGCGCCTTCGCCGGTAACGTCACGCCCTCCACCGCGCAGGCGCTCACGCCCACCAGCAGCTACGAAACCACGGCGCACGTGGACTTCGTGATCGCCAAGGCGCCTGCCGGCGGAGGCGTGCGGCGGGTCAACTTCCTCGCCTCCGCGGCGTCGCGGGTGGACGGGGTGGACGCGGTGGACGTGCCTGCGCAGGACCCGGAGATCCCCACCGCGGCCGCGCAGCCGCCGGTGGCCTGGACGGAGCTGGTGCAGAGCGTGGTGCTGCTGGAGAAGCACGCGCTACACGGCCAGCTCGGCGTGGGGGGCGACGGTCCGCTGGAGTGGCGCTACCGGGTGGAGACCGACACCGCCGCTGCGGCGACAGCCTCCGCCTGGTCCGCGGCCGCGCTCCCTGTGACGGTCACGGTGCTGCGCGACGCTCGGCAGATGAAGCGGCTGATCCTGGAGGTGCGCGACGCCGACGGGAACCCGGGCCGCTGGGAGGTGGACGTCGCCCCCCGGCAGGACCGCGACTGGACGAGCGGCGGCCAGGGTGGGCGCGGGGTGCAAGAGGGGAACGAGCGGGGCGGCATGGGCGGCGTGCCGGGGCGCATCAACATGGGTGCGCCGGTCACCACCCCGGACGGGGTGTACGCGCTGCTCAACCCGCTCACGCGGCGGATGGGCACGGCGCTGCTGGGACCGAACGGCACCGGCGCCGCGGACATCGACATCTGGAGCACGCGGGCGGGCCTGGGGTTCACCGCGGGCGGCTTCGTCGCTCAGAACCTGCCGCTGGCCCGCATCCGGCCGGCGGTGTCGCTGATCGGCCCGACCGGGCGCGCCGACACCTCGCAGCTCACCGAAGACGGCGAGGTGCTGGTGGACACGGCGACGGAGGTCGCGGCGCTTCTCGACGGCGGCGAGGTGCGGACGGCCGCGGACCAGGCGCTGCTCGGGCTCACCTCCGCGGGGGACGTGCTCCGGCCGGTGCCCCGCGACAAGGCGCTCTACTACGTGCCGGGGATGGACGACGCCACCGGCCTTCTCGACGGCTCGCAGCCGGTCGCCGGGACGGGGGCGTTCGTCGCCACCTCGGACGACTCGCTGGCGCTGTTCACGGACGGCGCGCAGACGGTCGAGTACGCGGAGCGCGCGGGCGTCGGCTTCGACAGCTCCGGCCGCGTGGTGGGCGAGGTGATGCCGTTCGCCACCTGCAACGGCTACGAGTTCGACGCGATCAGCACCGGCGGCGCGCGCGCGGAGCCGACGCTCGCCGGCCCGCTCCAGTTCGCCTCCGCGGTGACCATCCAGTCGCTCAACCTCGCCCGCGGCGTGCGGATCGAGTCCGGCGTGGACGGCCAGGTCGTGACGTTCTCGCCCGCCCTCCCGGCAGCGCCCGCCTTCGCCCCGCTCGGCGGCATCGGCTTCCACCCGGACCTCATCGCCTCGCCGCACGGTGCCGTCGTGGAGGCGGTGGGGTTGGACACCAACGGCTTCACGCTGCGCGCCGTGACGCGCGCCGCCGTGGGGACGATCACCGCGCGCTCCGCCAGCTTCTCCGGCGAGTACGCCACCAAGAGCCTGAGCGCGCAGGCGTACGACGACAGGTACATCGTCAACGTGAGCGGGACGGTGTATCAGGCGGCAGCGCCGCTGGGCGAGGAGCCGATCCCGGGGTCGCTCACGTTGTACTTTCTGGTCAACACAGGCTCCGGCGAAATCCTTCGTGCCGAGCGGACGATCAGCAACTCCGGCACGTCACCGCTCGCCTACTCGCGCGCGGTCGAGATCGCGTTGGACGGGGTCGGGAGCGGCGCTACTTTCCGGGTGTGGGTGGCCGCGACGACCGGGCTCGGCGGAACCGTCGCCCGCAACTCGGTCACGTGGGGCGAAGCCTCCGCCCCGGCGGAGCGTTCGATGGGCGCGTGGCCTGTCGCGTACCTTCTGGCGAACGGAGCATGAGCCCACAACCCGCAGCGCCCTGGCGTCCCCGCCGAGTGGCCGACACCCTGGCCGAGATGGAGACGCGCGCAGCCGAGATGGACGATTATGCGATTATGCGCATAAGTGCCATCTCGGCTGCCGCCGCCCCGTGGGACCCGGAGCGCGAGGTGCTGCCCTGCCCCCGGTGCACGATCCCACGCTTCGCGCTGGAGCTTCAGGACACGTCCGGCATTCCCGAGGCGGGCTACCCGTACCTCTGCGGCGGGTGCCTGGGAGACCTGCACCGGGCCGGTACCCTGCCCCGCTCCGTAGCCGCCCGGAAGCTCGGCGCGCCGGCGGGGCTGGTGGTGGCCAACGAACGCGCGGAGGATCGACGACGCGCCCAACCTGCGAGGAAGACATGAGCCAGACCGTGCGCGCGCACCTGCGCTACCTCTCGTACGTGCTCCGGCACAAGTGGTTCGTGTTCCTCGCGGGTTTGAAGACGGGCGCTCCACTGTGGCGGCTGATCGTCCACGACTGGAGCAAGTTCCTGCCTGCGGAGTGGTTCCCGTACGTGGCGTACTTCAACGGGTCGCCGCCGGACCTGAACCCCGTCTACTACAACCCGGAGTGGCGCGAGTGGGCGCGCGAGGACTGGAAGCAACGAACGGCGCGTGCATTCGACAGGGCGTGGCTCCATCACCAGCACGCGAACCCGCACCACTGGCAACACTGGCTCCTTAGGGAGGACGACGGCGGCTTGAAGAGGCTCCCGATGCCGGAGCACTTCATCCGGGAGATGGTGGCGGACTGGATGGGTGCCGGGCAGGCGCAGGGGAAGCCCGATGTGGCCGCCTGGTACCGGCAGAACGCGGGCAGGATGGTGCTGCACGCGGACACGCGCGCCCGCGTGGAAGCGCTCCTCGCTGAGGTCGCACCGCACGAGGCTGCCGGGGCCGCGAAGGAGGCTGCATGACCATCCCCGATCCGCCCGCCGTCCGCCCGCAGGAGGCGATCGCCGCAGCGCGCCGCGCCGCGCACGCCGCCACAGAGCTGGAGCGCGAGGTCACGCGCGCCGCCGCCCCCGCCGGCCGGCAGAACGCGCGAGGCGCCGCCGTTCCCGCGCACGTCCAGGCGCTACACGCCCGGCACGACGAAGCGCGCGCCCTCGCCGATCAGGCCCAGCAGAAGCACGACGGCGTCCTCGCCGGCTGGGCCGAGCACCGAGAGGCGAAGCGAGCGGCTGCGGAGGCCGACGAAGAGCAGCGCCGCGCGGACCGCGTTCGCCAGGTGTTCCACCGCACGCCGGAGCTGATGCGCCTGCACGGGGTGGAGCCGGAGCCGGCGGACGAGGCGGTCCCGTTCCCGCAGCGCCAGCCCCGCCCGAAGGCGGAGGGGTAGCCGATGGCCCTCTCCCGCAGTTCCGCGCTCTGGTACTGGACCAGCCGGAACCCCTACTCCCCGGCGGCCACGGTCGGCGGGCCGGTGCAGTTCTCGCGCACCGGGACCGCCACGGTCGTCGATCAGCAAGGCTGGGCAGGCGACGTGCCGGCAAGCACGCCGCGGCATGAGTGGGTGACGGTGGACGGCGTTCGCCGGGCGGCGCTGCTCCTGGAACCGGCGCGCATGAACCTCGTGCGCACCTCCGAGCCGCACCTGGGGCAGGTGAAGCTGTACTCCACGAACACCTCCGGCATCGAGGTGGACCACGCGGGGTTCGGGACGGGGATCCGGGTGCCGGCCGGGACGGGGGTCGAAGAGTACGTCTACGTGGACGCGGACCCGATCTCCACCGGGTACCACACGATCAGTGCGCACGTGGAGATGCTGGACGGCGGCGGTCCCCCGGCGCTTGCGACCTCCGCGTCCGGCGGAGACTTCGCGCTGGTGCTCAACAACCAGTACGCGACTCTGGCGACACGCGTGGAGGCATTGGGTCGCAGCGGGATGTACCGGGTGGAGGCGACCGTCAACGTGGGGACGGTCGGCACCGACAACCACGGACTCACCCGGTCCACCGCCCACACCCAGCGCGCGTTCGACGTCACCGGTTGGCAGGTGGAAGCGGGGGCGTATAGCACCTCGTACATCCCCACCACGGGGACCACCACGCCGCGCCTCGCGGAGCTCTGCGGCTGGACGGGCGGGCCGCTGCCGCAACAGGACATGGCGATGCACCTCCGCATCATCAAGGGGCACGCTGGCGACGGTGGTGCGGGCGACGCGGTGATCCTCCACATGGGGGCCGCCAGCGACGCGAACCCCCGCGGCAACCTCGTCTTCAGCGGCGCCGGGGTGTACTGGTACTACCACAACGGCACCACCTTCGCCGCATCCAGCATTGTGCTCCCGAGCGAGCGGGGGCAGGTTGTGGACCTGGACCTCCTGCGCTTCGCGGACGGCTCCGGTCGGCTTGTGGGCTCGGTGGACGGCGGGTCGGTTGTAGGCGCCGCGCTCACGACGCTGGCCCTCCCCGCCGCGGAGGCGGGGAGGGCGATCTACTTCAACGCGCGCGGCGACGGAGGGTTCCCCGGCTCGAATCGGTTCCTGGACTTCTGGGTTGTGAAGGCCGGCGACCTCGCCGCACCCGCCACCGCAGGCGGCGACCAGGCGCGCGCCGACGAGCTGCGCGGCTTCCTCCTCTCGCCCGCGGGAGACTGACCATGTTCGGCATCTGGAAGGCAACGGCGGAGGAGTGGGCTGCGTGGGCCGTGACGGCGGGCTCCACCCTGTCGGAGGGTACCGAGTTCGAGCGGGCGGCGACGGCGGGTGAACTCCTCCAGCGCGGCGCGATGGTGGCGCACGTGGACCCGGACGGCGGCGACGCGCTCTTCCACGCCGCGGGCGCCGGCCCCTTCCCGGGCACCCTGCTGTCCGACCCGGCCGCCGTGGGCCAGCGGGAGCGGTATCGCTCCATCCCCGCGGAGGACAAGCCCGGGGTCTACGGCGCGGCCGTGCTCCGGTACCCGGACGGCGGGGACCTGCGGGGGGACTGCTGCACAGCGACGGGCTGCGAGCTGCCGGCGTACTGCCCGGCCACGGGGCTGCACTCCAGCGCGCCGGAGGACGACGTAGCGGCCGCCGTGGTGCTCGCGGAGGCGTGGGCGCTCGTCGCTGCGGAGGAGGCGGCGCTCGTGCGGGTGCCGATGGTGGAGGTGGAGGAGAGCGACGTGGTGGTGGAGGACTCGGTGCGGCTGGTGCGGTTCGCGGGGGAGTCGGAGTAGGCGGCCAAATCGCAAGGAGGCAGCGATGCGCTACATGAGATGCAGGTGCGGGAAGCTGAAGTCGTGGACCTCGATGGGCTCGCCACCCTGCCGCGCCTGCGACGAGTGCGGCGTCACGCGGGCCGAGAGCCCGGCGGGCCACCGCGAGCCGGCGCCGCACAACTGGGAGCAGGAGTGGAAAATCGACCCGAAGACGGGCGAGCGCTGGCGGGAGTGGGTATGCACGGCGTGCCTCACCCGCGAGTCTCCCAGGCAACCGGGGCCGCCCGCCCGGGAGACTGACCGGGTCGCGTGAAGCTTGTCCGAAGACCGCTGGTTTCGGGAAGACCGTCTCCGTAGATTGGACGCACCAGCAGGTGCGCCCCCTTCCGACGAGAGGCACGATGATCGGCGGCGAAATCACGATCGACACCCTGCGCGGCATGGCGGCCCGCGTGAAGCCGGAAACGAGCCTCGTGGCCGCCTTCATCGTGGACCGGACCCGCGCCCCGGGCGAGATGGTGCGGGTGGAGCCGGAGGCGAGCGCCGCCGCGGTGCAGGCCATGTTCCCGCTCGTGGGCGGCGAGGTGCAGGCGATCCGGGAGCGCGAGCCGGGCCGTGCCGTCATGGTGCTGGCCGACCGCGACTGGCGATCCCTCGTGAAGAGCCTGCCGCCGACCGATGGGGACGTCTTCCGGCACACGGCGACGGATCGGTTGATGGGCGCCCCCATCTTCTACGTGCCCGACCCTTCGCTCGTCCCCGAGTCCGCGCGCTGGCCCGGGCCGATGGACCTCGACACGTAGCCGCAACGCTTGTCCGAAGCCCCGTAGCGGATTAGCTTTTCAGTGCGCCCGATGTAGGGGCGCAACGACACGAACACACCGGCCCCAGGCCCGCGCCCTCACGATGAGGGAGCGGGCCTTTTTTGTTTTCCAGCCACGAAATCCATGTCCCCCCACCGGCTCCCCGTCGCAGGCAAGCTGCTCGCCCTGATCGCGGCCGACTCGACAGCGCCGATCCTCGCGCTCTCGGGTGGGGTGTTAGCTCCTGTCGTGGCATTCCTCACCGGGTTTCATCTGGTGCTACTCTACGCCGTCGGTCTCGCGCAGGCCGGCGACGTGTGGACGGGAGCAGCGCGCGCCGGCATGACGGACCCGCCGACCTACGACAAGCGGAAGCTGTGGCGGGGCATCCGGAAGAAGGGGTATCGCATCGGCGCCATGCTGTTGATCGGTGCAGCGGTAGATCTCGCGGCCCGCTCAATGGGCGGATTCTTCGACGCGGGGATGCTTGAATCGGCTGGGCGCTCGGGCATCACGACCATGCTCGGCCTCGCTGCCCTCTTCACCGCGGAGGCGAACTCCGCACTCGCCAACTACGCCGCGACGGTCCCCCACCTGAAGCTAGGGACCGTGCGCGCCGGGGTCCGGGCGGCGGACGTGCTGGCCGGGCAGGCCGCGGGGGCGCTCTCCGATGATGGGACCGTACACGCCCGGCGCCATCAGGACGTGCTGCTGCGCGAGCTTCAGGAAGCCGGCGCAGCGCCCCTCGTGCCCGGAGAGGGGCTTGTCCCGCTCGACGCGGAGGTGGTCGCACCAGTTGTCCGGGGGGAGATCCGCCCATGACGCCGCCGATCGTCCATCGCTTCCGCGAGTGCGTGGTCAAGGAGTGGCCCGACGCCAGCGAGAACGGCGTGCTCGTGACCTGCTGGCCGGACGGGAGGGAATGCTCCGCGGCCCGCGACTGCACGATGCAGAACGTGGACTATGCGGCGTCGCTCGGGTACACGAGCGTTCGCGCGGCCCTCCGCGAGCACGAGCTTGCGCACACCTTCCTCGCCGAGAACATGGGGCACCCGTACAGCCCCACGCTACGCGCGGTCGCCGAGAACTACGGCCCCGGGACGATCCCGTACGACGCCCAGATCCATGAAGAGTCCGTCGTGCTCCAATTCCAGCGCTTCCTGAACACGCAGGAGGTCGGCGCGGCGCTGGAGCACCCCGCCGTGCGCTGCCACCTGGGGGCGTGGGCCTGGACCTTCGCGGAGCGGTTCCGCTCGCCGTCCCCCGTACAATCGGAGGCTGCATGACGACGCTGCGCATCATCACCGACGCTGGCTACCTCGGCCCCCTCGCCCGTGCGATCGGGGACGGGGTGACGGCCTGGCAGGCTGGGACCGCGTGACCCTCCGCCCCGGCTTGCGCCACCGCGGGGGCCGCCCCGCCTTCCGGGTGCCCCCGCCCGCGCTCCCGCCGCTGAACCCCGGGACCGTCGTCGCCACCCCCGGCGACGGGCAGGTGACCCTCTCGGTGGGCGCGCCCCCGTCGGGTGGCTCCGGGGGGCCCTACATCTACTCCCTCTACCGCGGCCTGATCGAGGGCGCGCTCGGCACGCCCCTCGGCGTGGTGGAATTGCCCCACGTGGACGACGACCTCGCCAACGGCGTGCCCTGGTACTACACGCCCCGGGTGGGCGACGGAATCAGCTACGCCGACGCGCCGCAGGTGGGGCCGGTCACGCCTGTGGAGAACGAGTACGCCCCCGCCGACATCGCGCGCCACACCCTGGAGGACGGCACGCTCGGGACGGCCGAAACGCTGGGCTGGGTCAATCCCTGGGGCTACAACATCGACGTGGTGGACGATCCCACCGGCGCCGGGCGCGGCAAGGTGGCACGCTTCCGCTACCGCTCGGCGGACGACGGCTACAGCTCGAACAAGGGCCTGTACCCCATCGTCTCCGCCGCCTTCGGGCTTGGGGAGACCCGGTACTTCCGCGGCAGTTTCTACCTGCCCGAGCCCCCGGCGCCGCTGGGCGACGCGAGTACGAACCGGAAGCTGGTCTACGTGCTGGGCACCAACAGCAACAACGACTGCAACGTGGTCGTCCGCTCCTTCGACGGCAACATCCTGTCCGTGGAGTACCTGCACAACCTGGAGGCGACCGTCGCCGGCGGGCTGGCCGCGCTGGAGTGGAACCGCTGGTACCGGCTGTACATCATGGTGCAGGCCAACAGCACCGCCGCGGCGTCGGACGGCGAGCTGCGCATCTGCCTGGACGGGGTGCAGGTGCTCCACGCCACGGGGCGCCGCTTCATCACGAACGCCGCCCACAGGTTCACCAGCATCGCCCACGGCTACCAGATCCAGCGCTCGCCCTTCGATACGTTCGACGAGAACCGGTATTGGGACGACGTGAACGTATCCTCCCTCCCGCTGGAGCCCTGACGCATGGGAACTCGCAACTTCACGGGCGATCCCGGCCAGAACATCTCCGGCCCCGGCGGCGCCACGGACCTGGTCCTCGTCGCCGGGTCGGACGCGGGCGGGAAGATCGGCCCGTCAGGGAGCTACGGGTACCAGGCCAACACCTCTGCCGTCGAGCAGCTGTACCGCTCCCCGGACACCCCCGCGAGCCAGGACTACTACGCAGAGATAGAGCGCGTCGCCGCAGCGTACGCGTTCGACACCAAGCCCCCGGCGATCGTTCGCATGTCTGCGGACGGCCTCACCCGCTACGAGGCGGTCATCGACACGGGGACCGGCACGGTGCGGCTGTACCGCGTAGTAGGCGGCGTGCGCGCGCCGGAGCTCGGCGTGTGGAGCGTCTACGCTCGCGCCGTGCGCCTTGCCGTCAGCGGGGTCGGGGCCACGGTGACGCTGACGGTGACGATCACCAACGACGAAAACGGGGCGGTCGTCACGCACCCGGCGGTCACCGACGCCCACGCCAACCGGATCACCGCGACGGGCTACCCCGGCTGCGGCTGGATTGCCGCGGCCAGCGCCACCAACACGAGCACGGGCGGGGTCAACCTCGTCCGCTTCGCCTCGGACCAGATGGGCGAGGGCGGAGGCGACCCGATGCCGCCGCCGACCATCGACTCCATCGACTCCCCCGGGGCTGGCACGTCGATCACCGCGGGCTCCGTGCAACTCGCCGCGACGCTGGGCGGGGGCGCGGCGGATTCCGTGGCCTGGTACCGGGGAGACCCGGACGCGGGCGGCACGCTCTTGGGGAGCACGAACCCGTACCTGTACGACGTGACCGGCCGACCGGACGGGGTCGAGACCCTGTACGTCAGCGCCACCAACGTCGGCGGCACGGACACTGACAGCCGCGCGCTCACTATCGGCGCCGGTGGCGCCTCGACCATCATCCTGGAGGACCCGGTGCGCGAGATTCGACACCCCTACGCCACCGCCGGCGTCCTGGAGGTCCCGGTGGTGGATATCGCCACCGGCCTGCGGGCATCGCCGTCGCTGGTGGCGGCGGACTTCATCGTCTCGAAGGACGGGAGCGCGGACGCGGTGATCTCCACCGTGGCGGGCACCGTGTACCGCGCCGGGGTGGCGCGCGTGCCGGTCTCGGTGGCCGACTGCACGGCGGCCCGGACGCTGGTGACGTTCTCTCGCTCCGGGTACGTGCCGGTCACCCTGGCGATCACCACCACTGATCACCCGGCCGCCGGGGATCCGAACGGGGCTACGGCCGCTGGCACCGCGGCCGCGCTCGCGCTAATTGGGGCGACGTCCGTCTCCATGGCGGCGACGCACGGCGCCCCTCAGGGTGGGGACCTGCTGATCTTCTCCGGCGGCGCCCGCGGGTACGTGGAGAGCGCGACCGGCTCCGGACCGTACACCTGCACGGTGCCGGCGGGGTTGTCGAAGGCAGCGGCGAGCGGCGAGACGTGGGTGGCATACGGCGGCGCCGGGGCGATCCTCTCCCCGGCGGAACGCGCCGCAGGGGCGGAGGCCGTGCGGGGAGTACTGCCGGAGATCGACAACCTCGACACGCCGGTCTCCGGCCAGGGCACCCTGACGGCGGCGCAGGTGCGGGCGGAGATGGACGCCAGCAGCACCAAGCTCGCGGCCATCGCCACGGACGCGGGGTCGGCGGCTTCGAGCGCCGCGGCCGTCGCGGGACGCCTCACGACGACGCGAGCCGGGTACCTGGACAAGCTCAACGTCCCTGGCCAGGTGTCGTCGTCCCAGGAGGTCACGAGCATTCAGAACAACACGGACGTCGTCCGCTCGGTGCCGGTGGCGATGGATCGCCCGACCAGCGGGGCGACGTCCTACTTGCTTGAGTTCTTCACGTTCGACGGAGCGGGGGTTCCGATGGCTCCCGACGCCGCGCCGACCCTGGCGGCGACCAACGTGGCGGGCGTCAGCCGGGCCAGCCACCTGGACAGCACCACGATGACCTTGGTGGCCCTGGGGTGGTACCGCGCGACATACACGGTGCAGAGCACCGACCCCAAAGAGCAGATCAACTTCCACTTCACGGTGCTGCGCGACGGGGTCGCGAGCACGTACCCCAACCAGGCGCAGGTGACGGACGCAGCGGCAACGGACTACACCACCGCCGACCGCACCCGGGACCAGGCCACCGCCGCCGCCCTCGCGGACATGCAGGCCGTCGTCTCCGGGCTGCTGCCGGTCTCGGCGTACGAGGCGCCCAACAACACGGCCATCGCCACCCTCGTCGCCCGCCTCGGGGCGATCACCGGCTCCGGAGCGAACACCGTGCTGGGGCTCCTCCGCGCGCTGGGGCGCAAGGACGCCCCGGTCCCCTCTGATCTGGGCGGCACCTACAACCCCGCCACCGACTCCGCGGAGGCGAGGGAGGAGCAGGCGGCAGCACTGGCCGCGTCCCTCGCCGCGGGCGTCACCCTCACCACCGGCGCGCGCGACGCGGTCGCCGGTGCCTCCGCGACCGCCACGGGCACCGCGCTCGCGCCGTCGCTCTCGTCGCTCGCTGGCCAGGTGGGCACCCCGCTCCAGGAGGGCGACTACACCCCTGCCCCGAGCGCCGGCACCATCGCCGACGTAGTGGACGCCGTGCTCGCGCCCAAGGTGGAGGCCGTGCCGGGCGCCGTCCGCACCGAACTCGCCGACGAGCTGGAGATGCTGGACCTTCCGATCAGCGAGGTGGCCGCCGCGCCACTCGCCCTGGACAGCGAAGCCCTGGCGGAGATCGGCGGCGCGGTGAACGACGAGCTGTCCCGCCGCGGCACCGTCGCCGCCTCGCCCGCGCCGGCGGTGGGCGCGTTCACTGCGACCGGAGCGTTCCCCACCGCCACGAACGCCCTGCGCCGCGTCCTGGTGACGTTCACCAGCGGCGCCAACAAGGGGCTCGCCAGGAAGATCAACGGCGCCACCGTGGCGACTGGCGGCGCATCCGTCGCCCTCACCTTCGCCACCGCCTGGCCGGTCGCGCCCGCGGCCGGCGACACCTTCCGCCTCCACGGCGGGGCCTGATGTCGCTCCTGCTCCTCGGCGACGATCCGGATGCGGCGGTTCCGGCGGGGAACCGCGTCGTCGCCCCACCGCAGGACCTGGTGGCCACGGCCGGCGAGCCCTATGCCGGGTGGATCCTGCACCCGGAGGCGGTGCTCCGGTGTTCGGTGGATTTCGCGGGCGTGCTGGTGGACGGGGAGGTGCTGGTGGGCGCCGAGATCGACGTGGACCGGCCGGCCGGACGCGGGTGGGAGGACGTGACCAGCGCCGTTCCGGTGGCCGGGCTCGCCGCGGGGGACACCGCCGCCACCTGGCGGATCGGGCCGGTGGAGGACGAGGGAGATTACCGACTGCTGCTGGTGGTGACCACCGGCGACGGCCAGCAGCTGGCGGAGGAGGTCGCCCTGCAGGTGAGGTCCGCGCTACCGACGCCGCGGATGGAGCCGTGGGTGGACAACCGGGAGAGCAGCGAGATCTACGCGCTGGACTTCTCCGGCGCGCTGGACGCGGGCGAGACGGCGGACGGCTTCACGCTCCGGGTGGAGCGGGTGGGCCGTGCCGTGGTGGCCTGGACCGAGGAGGTGACTGGGGGCGGCGCGGAGCTGGTTGACGGCTCCGTGGTGTTCACGCGCGCGGCCGCGACCGGGGGCGACCCGCCGCCGGGAGCGTACCGAGTGACCGCGTCCGTCGCGACGTCGTACGGCCGGGTCCTCGTGGCCGCGGTGCCGATGCGACTCCGGGGGTAGCACCGCTGGCCTGTACGCGATGCGGCCCCGCGCCTCAAGAGAGGCGCGGGGCTGCTGTCGTTCACGCGCCGAAGATCCACCCGTTGTCGCGGGGTTCGTCAGGCTGTTCTCGGTAGAACACCTGCCGCGTCGGCTCGTCGAGGCCCAGCCATGCACGGCGCCCCCCGGCGAACCGCGCCTCTCGCAACTCGATCAGGCGGCGCGGCTGTGCGCCGTCCGAAGTGGGCGGCAGCTCCGCTGCCTGGCGTCCCTGTGGCAACTCAACCCACGTGAACGCACCCGAGCGCTCCATCCCCGGTAGTGCGACGGCGGCGCAGACGAGGTCCCTGGGAGCGCCGTCGGTCCGTTCCGCCGCCGCGGCAGCCCACCACTCCCGAAACGGCGGAGCTCCAGGCGAGTCCCACAGATCCGCGGCCACCATCGTTACGCGGTGGCCGTACGCCCACAACTCGTATCGGCGCTCGAGCTCGTCGAAATGTACCCCCGCGGGCTTCCCCTCGGTTCCGCTCACCCCTCCTCCTTGCGCTTCCCGCGCTTCTTGGTGGCCTTCCCGCCGACCTGGCGCTCCTTTGAGTACGGCTCGCGAGCCGCCACCCCTGCGGCCGCATCTCCTGAAAAGGATCCCTTTTCGTGGGGTGGTCGTGCCGGGGCTGGCCGCAGCACGTCGCCGGCGAGCGCCTTACGCGGCCGCCCTCGCTTCCCCGGCCCGCGCTTCCCCTTGCTCGGGTGCTCCGGCGGAGTGAGCTGCGCCACAGCCACGGCCGTCGCTTCGACTCCACCCCCGATCCGGCGGAGCGCAGCCACCAACCGCGGCAAGTTCTCTGGCGAGGGGAAGTCGCGCCCCGTGCGCCAGGAGTGTACCGCCGAGAGGCTGATCGGGTCGCCGTCCTCCAGCATCGCGGCGTGAATCGCCGTAGCCGGGACGGGGCATTTCTCAAGCAGGGACACGAGAGTTTCCGCCAACCGTGCGGCTCCGGAGCGAGGTGAGCGAGCCCGCCGAACAGCCCCAAGATACCGCTACAATATTTCTCACACAAGACCCTTGACGGCGCTTGATGCTACAATTAGTATTGTAGTGCAAGCACGACAGACGCCACGCCGCACCGGAGCAGACCATGGCCGCCACCGCCTCGATCAGCCCGACCGACACCGTGGACCTGCTGGGCGACTATGTGCCGTGGATCAAGCTCCAGATGCAGGACGAGGGGTATGCCGAGCCCGCGCTGGTGCCGGACTGGCCCGCACTTGTCGGCAGGGCGCTCCTACGGGCGAGGGACACCTCAGAGCGGTGGGCGGCTGGCCTACTGGGGCATGGGGGGATGTATGTCCGCGAGCGGGCGGAGACTGCGGCGGACGTAATCGCGACAGGCGCATTTGTAGGCGTCCACCTGGACGACACGGTGCGGCGAGCAGGGCGGCGCCTCTCCGCGGGGTTCTGACCCCCGACCCCGGGGCACTCCCCATCACCTGAACCGAGACGACCATGACCGCCACCGCCCGGATCAGCGCGACCGAGACCGCGAAGGAAGCTCGCGCCGCCCTGAAGGCCGCCTACCCGGGCGTGACGTTCTCGGTGAGGGCGAGTCGCTCCGCCGGCTGCAACGCGCTCTCGGTATCGTGGCAGGATGGGCCGACGAAGGCCGAGGTGCGGCCGGTGGTAGCGCTGTTCCAGGGCACGGAGTTCGACGCCCGCGACGACAGCCGGGAGGTGCGCGGCGCCTACGCGGTGGACTCGATCCACCTGCACAGGGACTGAGGCCGTGACGCCCGCGCAGGCCGCCAAGATCGCGACGTTCCCGGACCTCAACGCGCGGGGCGTGTTCAGCTACGGGGGGCGCGTCTCCAGGGTGTTGTACTGGCGCAAGTGGGTCGCCGCCGAGGTGGTGCCAGATGTGGCGTGGAGAGAGACCCGCTGGTATGCCATCCTCGTGGACGGCGGGACCCTGTCGCTCTGGGGGACAACGCCCGAGTCACCCGGGCGCGAGGGGATCACGCTGGCGACGCTGACGGACAGAGGGATCCGGTGGCGCCAGCACCGGGCGAAGTGCCCCGCGCACCGCCGGCCGAGCGCGATCCGCCGCTGCAAAGTCTCTGACGCGCTGCCGTTCTGACGCCCGCCCCCCCCGGGCGCTCCCCATCACCTCAACCGAGACGACGATGCCCGCCACGCACCGAAACCGAGCCACCCACCGGGCGCGCCGCCGCACCGTGCGGGACTGGATGCGTCGCATGGTCCGGGTCCGCCGGGCCTTCCGAGGCGTCAAGCGGGTGCGGGACAGCGACGTACGGCGGGCACTGGAGCGCGCGGCCCGAGGCTGACGGGCACTCCCCATCACCCACGCGTAGGTGCGCACGATGAAGCTTGACGACGCCCGACCCGACTTGATCCGCGCGCTGGCACTCGCTGCCGAGGAGCACGGCGTCCCCAACCGCTTCAGCCCCGCCGAGCTGGAGGCGCACTACGGCGGGCCGGCCCCGCTTACGACGGGCGTGCTGTGGAGCCGGGAGAACTGCCTCCTGCGGGACGCCTGGCGCGACGAACACGGGTTGGAGGTGACGTACGCGGACCGCGTGTTCAGCGTCGGGCCGGCGGCGAAGTAGCGGCGACGCTTCAAGTAATCCCGCGGCGCCTACACCGGGTGCCGCGCCACCACCGGACCGGAGCACGCGCGCCATGCAGATGAACGACGGGACGGACCTGATCGGAGGAGGGGTCGCGGCTGGGCGGATCGTGGCGCCCTGGACGCAGGCGCAGGTGGTGGGGCTCAACCGCTGGCAGATGGCGGGGTACGTCCCCGAGTTCACGTGCGGAAACCGCCGGACGCTGTTCCATGTGCCGGGCGAGGACGTTCTGGTGGCGACGGTGGCCGGCTGGGTCTGCCCCTCCGGATGCGGCTACACCCAGGATTGGGCGCACGCCTTCATGGCGGACGACCCGCCCGCGCCGCACCCGCTCATCACGGTGGAGGAGCCCGATGCCTGCCCCTACTGCCTGGACCTGGGCTTCAACCGTCCCGACGACAGCGGGGAGTTCTGGACCTGCCCGGAGTGCGGCAACCTGTACGGCGACTGCGGCACCGACGACGAGTAGCCCCACCCCGGCACCCTGCACCAGGGCAGGGTGCCGAGCCACCACGCCAGCAGACACGGAGCGGGACGATGCAGCAGGAACGGCGGCAGATCGTGGAAGAGATGGACGCGGCGCTGGAGCGGATGCGCGGGCGATGGGGCGCGGAGAACCCGCACTGCCGGTCCCTCCAGGCGAAGCGCGACGCCGTAGCGGCTGGAGCGGCGTTCGTCGTCACGGATGCCACCGCAGACACGCTCCGGGCGGTGGGCTCCATGATCGGCCGCCTCACGCGGACCTCGCGACTGCGCCAGCACGTTCTGGCCTGACCGAACTTCACACCCTGGAGCGCGAGCCATGTACACGGACGAGTACGAGAAGAAGGGGCCGGAGTGGTGCGACGGCTGCGGCGCCGACCGCGTGGAGGAATGCACCTGCGACGACGACGTGGACCCCGAGCTGAAATGCACGCGCTGCGGCGGGGAAGGCCGCCAGGAAGGCAACGCGCTGGAGGAGCCCGTTGACGACTTCGGAGAAATCCGCTGCAAGGCGTGCGGTGGCTCCGGGCTTCGGAAGGACCAAACCATCTGGTGAGCCGCTGACGCACCGGGGCGCCCGAGGTGGGCGCTCCTCACCCTGCACCCGGAGTAGGACCGTGGAAGACGCGAGCGACGGACGGCGGGTGGACTTGATCGGGCCGCGCGGGCCGGTGTCGGCGTGGATCGCGGGCGATGGTACGCTGTGGCTGGAAGTGGTCACCGGCAGCACGGGAAAGGTCGTCGCGGTGGCGCCGGAGTGTCTGCCGGCTCTCCGCAGCATGCTCAACGGCGACGGCGCGAGCGACGATTCCGGTTGCGCTGACTGCGGGCGACCCTGGCAGGAGCACACCGTGGGCGACCCCGAAGAAGGCGGCTTCCTGCACTGCCCGGCCTGACGACGTTCCGGGCGCTCTGCGGGGCGCCCCTCACCCTGAACCGAGAACCGAGCCATGAACCTGACCACGACGAGACCCGCGGGTCTGAAGCTGGGCCGGGAGCGCATCCGCCTGCTGTCCGCCTCTCCCGCGCTCGGAGCCTCGGCGCGGGAGCGAATCACCGTCTACACCTGCGAGTCGGGACACACCGGCTGCACCACGTCGCATATGCAGTCGTGCGTGGACTATACGTACACCTGCGCGTCGTGGGAGCAAGGCTGCTACAACTAGGGACCACACGACGCCCCTCACCTACCGCACGGGAGCAGGACGAAGATGGACGATGCCTACATCGGCCGGGCGGCGCGCTCGGCAGCCAGGTACGCCGGGGCGTCGGAGGCCAGACGGGATGCCATCGCGGAGCGGTGGAGCGGCGACATCTACTTCTGCGTGGAGTGCGACGAGGCGTGCCGCGCACCCGGCACCTACACGAAGTGCTCCGACTTCCCGCGCCAGCACGACGAGACCGGCTACCGCGGCACGGGCACGGATTACCCGGAGGCGGTCCGGCTCCTCGCTCGGCTGATCGCGGCAGACTGAGGACAACGGGCGGCGCTCCACGGGCGCCCCCTGAACCATCCACGCGGCGAGGAGCGCCATGTACGATCAGGAATACGATCCGCTGAGCGAAGAGGAGGAGCAGGCCGCGTGGGAGGAGCGCGAAGCCGAGCGGCTTGCGTGGGACCGGGAGCAGGCGCGCCCGATCAACCGCTTCCGCCGCTGGGCGCGGCACGGCTGGAGCAACTTCCGCTACCGTCTGCGCCAGCGGCTTCCCTGGCGCGTCGTGAGCCGGCACCGCTTCAGCCGGTGGGAGACGTGGAAGCCGGGCGTGCAGGGGCCGTGGGTGGACGAGTACGGGTACGAGCTGGGCCGCGACATGTCCGGCGCTGCCGTCTACACCTTCTGGTGGGGCCGCTGGCAGTGGAGCGTGATTCCGCCCTGGGAGATGCGGAGGGTGCGCGCCTTCGACGCCGCAGAGGCGCGGATGTACGAGGAGATGCGCACCTACGACGACATGTATGCGGCGGATCTCTGACCACCCTCCAGGGCCCCACCTCTCCACGGGGGCCCTGACCCACGCACAACGCGGGAGAAGCAGCATGGACGACGAAAGGACCCTGGACGCTGGGGGTGCGGAGCCAGGTCCGGAGATGGACGCACTCGTAGCGGTACGGGTGCTCGGGCTCGCTCCTGTGGCGTGGGGCGAGGCGACGCCTTGCCCGGAATGCGGTGGCGAGATGCGGTACTGCGGCGCGCGGTCGCGTTGCTGCAACTGCTCTGAATGGAGGTACAGCGCTTACCGGGAGTACTCCACCGAGATTGTCGCAGCCTGGCAGGTGGTGGAAGCGCTGGCGGCGCGGGATTTCGTCGCAACGATCACGTCGGCCGACGTGATCCGCCCTGGCGCGTGGCTCGTGTGGTTCATCGACGCCAGCCGGCAGCAGTGGTTCGGGGAAGGCCCCACGGCGCCAATCGCGATCAGTCGCGCCGCACTCAGGGCGTTCGGAATCGGCAGCCCGGATCAGGCGCCGTTGCCCCGCAGCGGGGGAGCAAGATCATGAGCACGAACGGAACAGCCCTGGACGGGGTGGAGGAGCAGCGCGAGCGGCTGACGGCGGAGCGGTTGGTGGAGATCGAAATGCGGCTGGCCGCAGCGACGCCCCGCCCCTGGCGGCTCGGTTTCGCGAATGGGGGCGACGTGTGGCAGGCGACCTTGAAGGGGCACGAGGACGAACGCACGCACATCGCCTACACCGGCCTGGACACCGACCCGCGGCACGCCGCCGACGCGGAGTTCATCGCGCACGCTCCGGACGACGTGGCGGTTCTGCTGGCGGAGGTGCGGCGGCTCGAAGAGGTGAACGGGCGACTGTGGCAACGGAACTTCCAGGCGACAACTGAGGCGGGCTGGTTGCGCGACCGCGCGGCGGAACACCGCATCGCGCTGCCCGATCCGCCCGCCGCTCCTCCCGAACCGGATCCGTTGCTGTCCTGACACCCAGGGTCCCTGCGGGGACCCTGACCACACGAGACCGGAGCCGGGAATGAGCGACAGACTGGAGCGGAGCGCGGACGAGCGGCACGACGGCGCCGACGCGGACGAGGTGGTGGAGGCGGTCGTCTCCGCGCTGGACCGCGTGGCGGACCTGGCGAGCGCGGCGCTGATCGGGCACACGCACGCGCAACTGCTGGAAACCCTGGCGGAGATCAGCGAGCGGGCGTCCGCCGGGCTTGAGCGGTACGATGCTGCCCGGTCGCGAGGCTGAACCGACCTCCAGGCGCACCCCTCCCGTGGGGGTGCGCCTCCACCCTCACGATGTAGGAGCAACCATGCCGGACGAAGTGCGGGGGCCGTGGGGCCGCGAGAAGGACGCCCGGATCGCGGAGAAGGTTTTCGGCTGGACGCGGCACGCCAACGGCCGGACCACGGAAGTAGGGGAGGCCCGGGTGGACTGGTGCTTCGCGTGGGTGCCAGAGCGGTTCAACGGTGACGTGACGCACCGGCACCGGCTGCCGCACTTCTCCCGCTCGGCCGACGCCGACTACTCGGTGCTGGAGCGAGTCCGCGACTCCTGGGACGGCGCGCGGCTGGCACACTTCGGCCGCGCCCTCTCGGCGCTGTGGGCGCAGGATTCCGACATGGCCACTGCGGGGCTGGACGCCCTCAGCTACCGCGTGGGCGACTACTCCCGCGCCGCCCTCGCTGCACTGGAAGTAGAGGCCCGCGCCACCTGAAGCGTATCCGTTCCCGGCGTGTCTCCCTCCACCTCCGGAGGGGACACGCCCACGAACCCAACCTGAGCAGGGGAGATGAAGTGGCGGAAGACGAGCAGGCGGCCGACGAGTGGGCTCGTTCTGCGCTTCGGCGCGCCGGGTCTCATGTGATGCATGTCGAAGAGGGCCTTAGGGATTCCGCCGAGAAGCGGGAACGAGAGGCAACGGGGCCGTCGAAACCCTTCTGGACAGCGCGGGTCGCGGCGCATGATGCACAGGCGAAGGCCATGTCGCGGCTCCTTGCCAAACTCGGCTGATTCCCGACCCCCGGGCGCCCGCAGAGAGGGCGCCCCCACCCCGACCTCGCGCGAAGAGAATGGCCCCTTACCCGAAGAGCCTGAACGAGAGGCAGCGCCTTACGCTCGACCTGCTTGAGCACCTGATGGAGGCTCGCACCGTGGCTGCTCGCCTTGCCGGCGTGCTGGATGCTGGCGCCCTCGCCGCGGAGCAGCGCGAGGCGGCCCGCCGTAGAGGAGAACGGAGAGATCGCCGCCGTGGAGCTGCTGCGCTCGTTCGCCGCCGACCTGCGTGGACTGCGAACTGTGGCCCCTGGAGCCGCTGGACGAGAACGAGCGGCCGGCGGGGTAGACTGGAAACTCGCCGCGGGAGCCGGGCCCGCAAAGGACAGGACTGGGACCGGTACGCGCGTGCGGTAGAGCCATTCGAGCGACGGCCTCTGTCCACCAGCTGCTCTGCCGCATGCGTTGCGGCCCCGCCCGGGATCTCCGGTGCGGGGCCGCTCGCGTGTCCGCCGCTCTGTCCAACTGCAACCCCGCGCCCGATACGTAGTTGCGCGATTCCGGGCGGAAGTCTTGTCCCTGCGCCCGTCCAGTGATGTGTCCCACCTGCAGGACCCTGCTACATCCCCGCGCTCACCCCGTCGCACACCTCCATCGCCGCCCGGTGCAGCTCCACCCGCCCGGCGTCCGTCGTGTCCACCTGGAGGCGGGCCCGGAGGTCGTCGTACGCCGAGCAGACGGCGGCCATGCGGATGCGCTCCTCCCGGGCGGCGTCCTCCTCCGTGGCGGGGGGCTGGCAGCTTGCCAGCAGGAGGAGCAGGGCGAGGCGGCCGCCTTTCACCTCCGGCCTTCCAGTTCCGCGAGGCGATCCAGCGTTTCCATGTGCGCCTGCACGTACGGCGGAACGCTCCGGGCGGAAGCGCTTTCGCTGCCCCAGTTCTGGAGCTTGGACCTGCCGACCGCCAGCCGCCGCCCCAGTGCCGTGACGTTACCGCCGTGGCGCTCCACCCAGGCGCGCACCGCGGCAGCGGACCACCCATCCCCGGCCGGGAGCGCATCGCCCAGGGCTTCGCCGGTCGCGTGCGCGAGAATGCGCTGCACCACGAAGATTCGGCCCTCCGGGATCGCGCCGTTCCGCAGGAGCGTCTGGAGCCCACGCACGTCCGACTCCCGGATGGCCGGCCCGGGTCGCTCATCCTCAGCGGCGGCGATGGACTCCAGCAGCCGCATGCATCGGCTTCGGTAGGCGGGCGATTCCCCCTGCTCCCAGGCCATGGCCGCCCGCATGAGGCGCCGCGCCTCGCTATCCTCACGCATTGGCCACCACCTCGTAGCCGTTCGGCTGCCGCACGCGACCGACCTGAAGCGCCACCGCCTCGACCTGTTCCCGCGTCGTTGAAAGGTGCGGCGCCTCCGTGGCCAGGTGAAGGAGGACGTGCGAGATGAGCAGGCTGGCGTTCCCCACCTCGGTACCCACGACCGCCCGGATCGCCCCGGCAACCTGCTCGTCCGTCGCGGGGCGCGGGGCGCGCCAGACGTAGCCGGCGAGGTTGTCCACGGTCGCACGCGCCAGCCAACCGGCGTCACGCTGGCGCTTGGCCTCGGCCTTCGCCGCCTCCAGGGTGCCCGTCTCGATGTACAGCTCGTAGGTGGTGCCGCTGATCGTGCGGGTGGTCGCGGTCATGGCTCGACTCCTTCAGTGGCCCCTGAGATCCGCCGGGGCCGCTCGCGGGATGGAACGACCGTCCATCTACACGACAGTATAGGGTCGGGCTTGCCATTTGTCAAGGGATTGCCTATTGTGTATTGGCAACCTGCAAACCCTCCGTCCGTGGAGATCCGTATGAATGGCTTGAGTGAGACCAGAGAAGCAGTCCGCGCCTGGCGGGAGCGCGACCCCGAAGCGTCCGTAGCGGAGATAGCCCGCGGGTTGAAGGTGTCGAGACAACGCGTGTCGCAACACCTGCAAGCGCTCCGACTACCGGGTCGGACGCGCCGCTCAAATGCGACGCAAGGCCCCCGCGGGCGCCCCCCGGAGGAGATGATTCGTCCACGCGTGCGCACGGGCGGGGTAGACGTTCCCGTCAGCGCCGTTACGGCGGGCACAATTTCGGAACTCCTTGTTGCAGCCGATCTCATGGCGCGTGGCTACGTAGTTTACTTCCCTCTGATGAAACGTACGGCCCACGTTGACCTGATTGCCACCCCGAGCAATCCGGATCGGTTACCCCTGCGGATTGAAGTGAGATCGGGGACAATCGGTGCGCGGGGGCAGGTGCGATACGCGAAGAAAGCGGACAGCCGGGCCGACCACCACGCCGTAGTCATGACTGGCGAGCCGGTCCACTACAAACCCGAACTGCCGTCGGCTTGAGCACCCCATTGGGCACACTGTCAAGCGTGATGATTCGCGGGTTGGTGGCCACCCCCGGGTCCGGCCTCATCCGTGCCCGCCCGTGTCCCAGGATCGGGCGGCGGGGGTCGCGTCGGCGTTCTCGGCCGGCGCCGGGGGTGCCGCGGAGAGAGTGTCGGCGCGCCGGCGGGAGAACTTCAGCGGCGCGCGTCCTCAGTCGGGCCGCTTCACGATCGTGCAGCTCCGGATCCCATCCCCTCGGTCGGCCGGAAAGCCGTGCGTTCCGCTGCCCAGCGTCGGGCGCCAAGACTTGAAGGTGTAGCCGTTCTGCTGCGCCGCTGCCTCCGCGGCGTCCCGTGCGTCGCTCTCGCGCGAGAACGGACCCTCCTCCTCGCCGCCTTCCCATTCGATCCAGTAGGGCATCGTCGTTCCTTGTGCCGGTGGGTAGTGTCCGCTCCCATGCGGACCCGTAGCGTGGAGTCGCCTACGGAGTGCTAGCAAATGTCCGCTCAAGGGCCTACATTTCGGGGCGGTCCGGGGCCCCTACCCCCGGACCGTAGCTGTTCCCCCACCCTGGAGATTTCCCATGAAGACCCTGCTCCGCACCTTGCTCGCCACGGCGGCGAGCCTGGCCTCGCTGTTCGTGCTGGCCGCCTGCCTGGACTCGACGAACCCGGTGACGGCGCCGGCCGATCCGACGCGCAGCACCTCCGGCGACACGGTGAAGGCGCCGAGTGGCGGCGCGACGACCAACACGTGCGCGCCGTGCAAGGATGGCAACGGGACCATCGGGAGCACCGGCTACATCTGCTGCTAGGGAGTCGCGGACGGGGAGCGTTCAGCCGGCCCGAGCCTCCCCGACCGCGAACATCCGGACGACGGCCGCGGCGAATGCCTCCACATCGTCGGACACCGCGCGGCTGAAGTACCTCACCCCCTCCTTTTTTGCGGCCTGGTCAAGCAGGGGCGCCGCCTCTCGCTCCACGTCCACCTCCCCCAATTCAGCGGCGAGTGCCAGAGCGTGGCTCGCTGCCCGCCAAGCCTCGTCCCACGCCCCGCGCGCATGCGCAGCGTAGGCGAGGTTCAAGTACGTCTGGGCGGTTCGGCAGGACCGGGGCAGAGCAGCGCTCAGTTTCCATGCCTCAGAAGCGTAGCGGATTGCAGTCTCTTCCATCCCCCCGCACGCCGCCGCCCTGGCCGCCGTGCTTCCCACCAGCATCCTCAATTCGTCTGCGTGAAGGTGTGGCAGCACGGCGCAGAGGATCGTAACGGCCGGCGCGAAGTTCCCCTGTTGTGTCCAGAGGTAGCCAACATCAGCCACGAGGTGAATCCGGTCGACGTCGTCAGAGTCGTACAGCTTAAGTGCGCGCCCGGCCAGCGCGTACGCCGTGGTACCGTCTTCCAGCTCGATGGCGATGGTGGACAGGTCGTAGAGGGCGCGGGCGAGTGTCACGCGCAACCGATGGTGTTCGGCCAACCCGATGGCTGTCTGAAGGTGCTTACGCGCGCGATCGAAAATTCCTCGGTACCGAAACACCTTACCGAGCGCGACCCGAGCGTCGGCGTGGACTTGGTGGTTCTTCCGCGCTTCCGCCGCGGCGATGGACCAGCGCAGGAAGCGCTCGGCGTCACCGTACTCGCCATACGTCCGCGCATGATGCCCAAGGCTGTACGCGAACGCCTCAGGGTCGCGCAAGGAGGGCAGGGGCGGCCCTGAGTAGGGCCGGAGCCGCGGCTCCCCCGCCGCCGACAGGAGAGAGAACGACGCGTGGAGGCCAGGGAGAACTAATCCGGCGTAAGCGGCGTCGGCGGCGCGCAAGGCTTCCCAAAGCGCCAGTGGGTTGACGGGCGGACGCGCCGGGCCGACACCTCGCACGCAAAGGAGCCAGGCTGCAAACAGCAGGCAGGGCTCGCGATCCGAAGACGGTTTGCCACTCAGGAGCGCCCCTACTTCGACCACCAGGAAGAAGTCACGCACGAGCTGGTCGAGCCCAAGGCGCGTAAAAATGTCCTGGTGGCCGTCGAGGCCCCTCAGGCCGCGCGCACCCACCCCCTCCATCCCAGCGAGGGGACGGTCGCGAATGTCACAAGCGGCTATGAGATCGGCGATCGCATCATCGGACTCCGTGCGCGCGAGAAGCAGGTGCGCGCGTTCAATGAGGGTCTGAGCCAGTCGGGTCGTTCGGTGTGGCGTCATTGCGTGCTGCGGCGGCCTTCAGCCTGCGGGTTTGGATTCGCGCGAGCTTCGCGAGCTCGTCGGGGTCGAGTGGAGCCTCGCCATCGCGCCCCATCAACGCGTACTCCTGAGCAACAAGGAACTTCTCGCGTAACGTCAGCTCCGACGCAAGCCCCTCCGCCCCTCCCCCATCTACAACGTCCCTCACGAGTCGCCGCACCCGATCAGCCTCGATCGCCGGTGCAGACGTCTTCTCTCGGTGGAACTTCTCAAGCACTTCGTGGCCGCCGCGCAGCGCGATCCGGCGGCCACGTTTCGCCGACCGCATCCACTCCGAGATCGTGGTCTGGTGGATCTCCCCGTTCAGCCGCTTGGATGCTTCGGGCGACAACCAGCCCTCTTCCTCGCAGTAACCGACGAACCACCCGACGAAGTCGAAAGTGGGTCTGTTCTTGACCATTCACCAAGGGGGTTGCGCTTACGCTTAAGCGTAAGTAGATTGGCAGAAGTTCGCACGGTGCGAACAGTACGCACCCGCCAATATGCCCGGAGCGCAACGTGGATAGCAAGACTCTCGTTGGCCTGGTGACCGAAGCCGAGCGGACTGAGGGCTACCTCAGCATGCGCCGGACGATGGAGGTTCTTCCAGGCGTGACCCACCCGGGAAGCGTGGCCCGCATCGCGAAACGGCTGGAGTGGGACTCCCGGCTGAACGGGGGCTCGCGCGAGTACGACCTGGAACAGGTGCTAGCCGAGCGCGAGCGCAGGCTGGAAGACGCCGAGCCGGCAGGTGTCGCATGATCCCCGCCCGGCGTGACCCGGCCGTAGCGGTCTGCTGCGGGAACCGGGATCAGACGTTTCCCACCGGGAAGACTACACCCTCCGCGAACGGCGCGGAAGGGACCATGAAAGGTACGGATGTTTCCGCCCCTCCTGTCCGCATCGGCCTGGCCGAGCGGCGGTACGCGGAGCGCCTGGACAGGATGCCCGGCGTCACCCGGATCTGGCCGCCGCTGGCGGATCGGAGGTCCTGGTGAGCGGGCTTCTCACGGGGTCGAACTGATGGGCGCCCCCTCGCGCCACCGCGCCCGCGCAGCCGCCGCCGTGGGCCGCGCACGGACCGCGATGATCCGCGCCTGCTGGGCGCTGAAAGAGGAGGGCGGCGCCGCGCCCGTCGCTGGAGAGACGCCGGACACGGCCGGGCTCCTCGCCCGCGCTCTGGAGATCAGGGAGGCGCTGGGATCGCTGGACCGCGCCCTCTGCGGCATCGCGGAGTGTCCGCCCGCGGCCCTCGCTCCCTACTCCGGCCCGCACACCGAAGAGCCGGACGACCCGCGCTTCTGGCAGCGTGGGGAGGCGCTGTAGCCATGCCGCGCGCAAACATCGACTACAGCGTACTGGGGATCCCCAAGCCCAGCGGGAAAAAGCGGAAGCCGCTCCGCGTGACGGGGACGCTGCGCACCTACAAGCCGCTCTCGCCGCGGAACGAGGAGCGCCACGCCGCCCGGCACGAGGAGCTGTTCGGCGAGCAGGCCGCCGCTTGCCGCACCCTGCCCTGCGCCGCGTGCGGCTGGACGCCGGGGGCCTTCCAGCAGTGCGACCCCCACCACGAGCCGCCTGTCTCCCTGGGCGGGACCGACCGGGACGCCGTACCGCTCGGGCCCTCGCCCGCGCGCGAGGGGCGCGGCTGGGGCTGCGGGTGCCACGAGAAGCGCCACGAGACCACGGCCGAGGAGTTCTGGTCGGACGTCTGCCTGGACCCGGAGGACGTGAAAGAGGGCGTGCGCGAGTGGATGAGCTCGCCCGCGTACCTCGCCACGCACCGGAGGAGCGCGTGACCCGGCGCACCCGTACCCCTGGCGAGGTCGTGCTCGCCCGCCGCGCCCGCTTCGAGGCGGCGGCGACGCGCTACCTGCCTGCCGGCGACGCCCCCGCGCCTGCTGGCGCCCCGGTCGTTCCCCCGACCAGCGCTGTTCCTGCTCCTGGTGCTGGCGAGGTGGCCGCATGATCGCGCGCGCCGTGGCTCCGCACGTCCCTGCGCCAGCGGCCCGCCGATTCGTGTCGGTGTGCTCTGGAATTGAGAGCGCGAGCATGGCGTGGACCCCGCTGGGCTGGCGGGCTGTGGCCTTCGCGGAGATTGCGCCCTTCCCGTCGGCCGTGCTGGCGCACCGGCACCCGCACGTGCCCAATCTGGGCGACTTCACCACCCCGGAATATGTGGAGGCGGTCCGTGGACTCCTTGGACCTGTTCCCCTCCGAGACGGGGGAGTCCTCGTCGGCGGTACCCCCTGCCAGGACTTCAGCGTTGCGGGACGCCGAGCGGGAATGGCTGGAGCGCGTGGTGGGCTCACGATGCGATTCCTTGACGTTGCTCGCGAGCTACGGCCCCGCTGGGTGGTCTGGGAGAACGTCCCCGGCATCCTGTCGAGCAACGGAGGAAGAGACTTTGGCGCCTTCCTCTGGGCGCTGGGGCAACTCGGGTATGGGTTCGCCTACCGGGTTCTTGACGCTCAGTACTTCGGAGTTCCCCAGCGCCGCCGTCGTGTCTTCGTTGTCGGATGTCTTGGAGACTGGCGACGTCCCGCAGCGGTTCTTTTTGAGCGTCACAGCCTGTCGGGGCATCCTGCGCCGCGCCGCCAAACGGGGACGCGAGCTTCCGCCCTCTCTGCGAGCCGCTTTGGACGCGGTGGCGCAGACGACAACGCCGCCCAGGCCAGGCATCTGGTTGCGGCTCGGGTCGCTCCGACGCTGGACGCGAGCTTCGGGCGGCTTCAGGGCTGCTCTGGGCAGGATGCGAAGCACGGGCATGCTCACCTAATCGCGTTCGGTGGCAACAACACCGCGGGTCCCATCGAGGTTGCGACAGCCTGCAACGCCCACGCGGGGAGGTACGACTTCGAGTCCGAAACGCTGATCGCGCATCCCACCGGCGCGGCAGAGGCGGCGCCCGTGTCGTTCCCGATGGAGTTCAGCAATCAGGGGTTCGGGGAGGATCTGAGCGTCAGCATCACAACGCGCCCGACCGCGGTCGCCTTCTCCTGCAAGGACCACGGCGCCGATGCAGGGGAGGTCTCCCCGACGCTCCGGAGCATTGGGCATGACGCCAGCCACGCGAACGGCGGCGGGCAAGTAGCCATCGCCATTCAGGAGCGTGCGGAAAGCATCGGGCCCGGCGGGCCGCAGGGAAAGGGCTGGAACGCTGACGTGGCGTTCACGATGGAAGCCCGCCGCCGCCCGCAATCGGTTGCGTTCAGCATGGCGGTGCGTCGGCTAACCCCACGCGAGTGTGAACGCCTGCAAGGTTTCCCAGACGATTACACCCTCATCCCCAGCGACTGGCGCTCCCGCAAGCCTAGCGACTGGCTGGAGACGGTCGCGTACCTCTGCGCCGCTGGGTTCGGACGCGCGGAAGCAGAAGCCCTCGCGGACACTCCAGACGGGCCCCGCTATCACGCCCTCGGCAACAGCAAGGCCGTCCCCGTGGTGCGCTGGATAGGAGAGCGCATTGACCGGGTGGACGCGATGGACTTCCCCGCGCCGGCTGCGGGGCCGGTGCTCTCCCCCACCCCGAGCGCCGGAGGCACCCCGTGCTGACCCACTCGCCCGCACGCCCCGTCGCGGGGCTGCCGCTTACGGCTCCTGATCGAATGGTGATCGCCGGGCTGATCCGGGAGTGCAGCCCGCCCGGAGCTGCGCGGGGCGTGTCCGACGTCACCACGGACCTGCTGATCTTCACCGCGTGCTTCCTCGTCGTGGTGCTCCTGGCCGCCTACGGCGTGGGGATCGACTCGTGATCGGGCCGGCGCAGGTGGTGGAGCTGACGCCGGGCCAGCTCGCGGCGGGAGGCGTCCCGCTGGACACGGCGGCGCGCATGGCGGAGGCGAGCCCGCTCGGGTTCCTGGCCGGGATGATCGTGTTGGGGCTGGCCGTGGGCGCCGGGCTGCTGTGGGCGAGCGGGCGGTGCTCGGGGGAGAGGGTGTCGGGGATCGACGGGGAGACGTACGGCGTGCGCCGGAGCGGGCGGTGATCTCTCCCGCCGCGCTGCTGCTGATCGGCGCCCTAGGGCATGCCCCGGGCGGGCCGACCTTGGCGGCGCCCGCTCCATGGTCGGCGGTTGAAGTGGCCGCGCCGGGCGAGTGCGTGCCGGTGCTGGTGAGGTCCGCGGTGGTGGAGGGCGTGCGGCGGGATGCCCTCGCCACCCCCGGCGGGCCGTCTGGCGGCTCTGCGGAGGCGAGCCGTCGCAGGCGACACGCGAGAGCGTGGAGGCCATCGGGGCGATGGGAGCATACCGCTGCGGGGCACGCCCGCACCCTGCCGCCGCGGGGATGGTGTGCGGAGGACCGGCGCGGCGCCGAATCGCCGGCCTCCGCCTCTCGAATCGGAAGGCGCCGGACGTGTCGGGGTGATACCCGGCCGTCCCATGCAGGACCCAGTGGGCCGGGTGGCCCGCCGGAACGGATAGAAGATCCTGAACGGGAGGAACGGCAATGGTGGTGAGCGGCGATGCCACGAGGGTGCTGGCGCGGGCGGAGTGCGACGGCCACGCCGTGCGGCTCCCGGGTGAGCAGCTGGAGCGTAAGCTCTACATGGAGGTCAACGAGGTGCTGTCGCGGCTGGGCGGGGAGTGGAAGTCCGGGAAGGTGCGGGCGCACGTGTTCGACGAGGACCCGGCGCCGTTGCTGGCCGTGGTGGTGGAGACCGGCGAGATGCCGCCGAAGAACCCCATGGCGTTCTTCCCCACGCCCGCGCCGGTCGTCGCGCGTATGATGGAGATCGTGCAGGAGGCGGTGGCGCGGGCGCGCCGGGCGCTGGAGCCGTCCGCAGGGGAAGGCGACATCGCCTCTCGCCTTGCCCGGGACCTCACATCGGGCGCCACGCTGGACGTGGTGGAGCTGGACCCCCGGCGCGCCGCGAAGCTCCGGGCCGCCGGCTTCCACGCGCATGAGATCGACTTCCTCATGTTCGCCGGCGACGGCTACGACGTGGTGGCGATGAACCCGCCGTTCACCGCGCCGGGCGACCCACTGGCGTACATCGCGCACATCCGCCACGCGCACAGCCTCCTTGCCCCCGGAGGCGAGCTGGTGTCGGTGGCTCCCAACAACTTCCCCACGCGCTCCGACCGCCGGTGCACCGCGTTCCGCGAGTTCGTGCAGGCGCACGGCTCGTGGGAGGAACTGCCGCGGGACGCCTTCAAGGAGAGCGGGACGGGCACCGCCTGCGTGCTGGTGCACCTGACCGCCTGAAACGAAGAAGCCCGCCGAGCGCTTGGGACGCTGGCGGGTCTCCGCCCGGGGAATCCCGGGAACACCCCTGTAGGGAGGGGATGCACAATGATCTCATTACGCCGCGTAATCCGCAAGCTTTCCCGCGCCCGGTGGCTTTTCGCCGTGGGCGGGACCCGTCGCCGCATTCCCTCGCAGGAGGTGTGACGTGGTGCGCCTCTCTCCCTGGCTGGAGCACATGGCGGCTGTCCCCGGCTCGCCTCAGCTCGCCGGCCTGACCCGCTCGGTGATCTCGATGGACGACTCATACCACCCCGCTCCGCCCGGAGAGGACGAGGCCAGCCCGGAGACGTTTGCGGGACTGCTGCACGAGCGGGCCGTAGACGCCCTGCTCCGCGAGGGCCGCGCAAGTCGCGGCTACGGCCAGCCGCTCTTCGGGGCCGGCTTCGCCGCCTACGCCGCGGGCCTGGCTCCGCTGACCGAAGCGCAGCAGGCGGATCTCCGCGACCTCCTCGCTCCCAGGCGAGCCCAGGTAACGCAGGCGGCCGAGCGCGACCTGCACGAGGCCGTGCGGGACCTGCTCCTGGAGATTGGGGAGCCGGGCCGTGCGGGGTCGCTCTTCGAGTTGCTGGACGACGCTGGCGCAGACTCCTGCCGCGTGGGGTTTTTGGGAATAACGGTGGAGCGCGTCCAGCGGGCGCTGGAAGGGAGGCCGTCGTGAGTGCCTTGCAGCTCGGCCAGCGCGTTCGGTTCGAGCGGGTGCTGGAGCGCCAGTGCGTAGAAGTGGAGTGCTCGCCCGCCGTGCCGAAGTTCGCGATCCCGGCTCGCACCCGCTGGGAGCGGCACTGGCTCCCCGTGGAGCGCGAAGGCGAAGGGATCGTCACCGGCTTGCGCAGCCTCACCAACGGCTGGAGCGACTACGACCCCGAGGAGGGTCACACGTGGAACCACACCGGTCACGTGCGCTGCGCGCTGGTCACAGTCTCCCTGCATCGCAAGCCGGTCCCCGTGCCGCTGGACGCCCTGGAGTCGATGGAGGTGGAGCATGTCTGAGATCGACTTCCGCGCCCTGCAGGACTTCTTCCCCGCCGATGAGATCGAGTGGCGACTCCAGCAGGCGGGCGAGAAGAACGGCAAGGTGTGGGCGCTCTGCGTCCCCTACGTCACCAACCGGGCGATCATGCAACGCCTGGACGACGTGGTCGGCCCGGGGCGGTGGAAGAACGAGTACCGCGCCGGGCCCGGCGGCGGCGTCCTCTGCGGGATCTCCATTAAGGTCGATGGGGAGTGGGTCACGAAGTGGGACGGGGCCGAGAACACGGACATCGAAGAGGTGAAGGGCGGTCTCTCGGGGGCGATGAAGCGCGCCGCGGTGCAATGGGGGATCGGTCGGTTCCTGTACCGCCTAGACGAAAGCTTCGGGAACGTGCACGAGAACGGGAAGCTCCGCGGCAAGACCAAGGACGGCAAGCCGTTCAAGTGGGACCCGCCCCAGCTGCCGACGTGGGCACTGCCCCGGAAGGAAGGCGCGGCGAAGAAGGAATTGGCGGGCGCCAGGCGCGCGCGGCAGGAGCACGAGGCGATGCTGGAGTTCATCAAGGCTGTCGGGCCGAGGGTGGAGGACGAAGCCGAGGTCGAGATCGACGGCCGCCCGCGAAAGCTGAAGCTGTACACCCGGGAGTGCTGGGCCTTCATCAAGGAGACGCCCCGACTCGCCGCCCTGGTGGTGGAGGGGATCGAGAAGGCGACCGGGACCACGTTCAACCGGGAGGCCGCATGACACCGACTCGCCGTGCGGCGCTCCGCCGCTCCCGTCACCAGGTCCGCTCTCACCTCCGTGGGCTCCGCTGCTGTCTCCGGGGCGGAAGGCTGGTGCGCCATGGGTGAGCACAAACTATCGCCGGAGCAGCAGAAGGGCCTCGTCACCCTGGCCGAGAAGATCTTCGAGGTGCGCGTGTTCTCCTGCTGGGGCGCGCAGCAGTCCCACCCGGAGGTGTACCCGTTCGCGGTATTCGACCGGGCCAAGAAGGCCGACCCGGCGACCTGCTTCCGGGTCTACGCCTACCCGCTCCCGGACGGGGGACCCTGGCGCCCGCACGAGGACCGGGACGATGCGGTCCGGCTCTGCGAGTGGCTGGCGTCGAAGGGCTACGAGGTAGAGGTGACCATCGGCTCCACCACGACGGTGCGGGTGTGGTTCACCGACTACGACGGCGAGCGGCACCTGTTCGCGGAGGAGTGCGACCTGAACCCCTTCCCGGAGACGGTGTTCCTGGCGGCCCTCGCAGCGGTTTCCCCGGACCCAGCGCCCGGCGCGGCGCCCGCCGCTGTGGAGGTGGGCTGATGCTCCCAAGCCAAGAAGCCGCCGAACGCGCCGCCGAGCTGCGGGACCGTCGCCCGCCGATGCGCCCCCTGGGCGTGGGTGGCGGCTCCGACCCCTGCAACATCTGCCAGCGGCGGGCGGGGAGCGCCAGGTCGGGGCTGTGTCCCCCGTGCGAGAAGCTGTACGGCGGGGCCGACTGGTGCGGCGACGTGAAGAAGCCGGTGGTCCAGGCGAAACCGGAGCCCGCGCCGCCGGCCGGGGAGGCGCCCGCCCCGAAGCGGGAGCGGAAGCCCCGCGCGCCGAAGGTGGCGGCCCCCGCGGGTCCCGCCGCCGGCGCCGAGTCGCAGCCCCAGGCGAGGAGCCGCGCACGAGTCGCGAGGCCGCTCACCAAGTCGGGCTCGCGCAGCGTGGCCGCCGACGCGCCTCCCGAGTCGGACGCCCCCACGGAGCCTCTACCCGATCAGGTCTGTTCCGTAGCAGCGGCAGTGCTCGTGCCGGTCGCCGCGGAGACGGGCCGGGGTCCAGCGAGGTTCGGGCCTCAACTGCCCCTTTTCGGGGAGGAGTTCTGGGTGGAGGCGATCAACGGTGTACCTCGCAACCGGGAACAGGAGGCGGCGCCATGCTGAGGAAGAACTGGAAGGCTGTGGACCGGCGAGAGGCTACCGATCCGCGGGTGTGGTGCGACTGCTTCCGCGCCACGATCCGTCTGAGCCGGAAGAACGACGGCGGCGTCTGCGCGCACTGCAAGGCGGACTGCGCCAGGGAGACCGCCCACGAGCCGGAGGCAGCATGATCGACCTGACGCAGGACCCGGAAGCCGCGGAGGCGTTCGCCCGACGGATCGCGGAGACGGCCCGATACCTGGTGATGATCGAGGTCTACGACAACCAGACCGGCAAGACGCTGGTGGACGTAGCGCACAACACGAACAGCCTGGGCTGGGTGGAGCGCGATCTCAAGGACGCGGTCTCGAAGCTGGATGCCCTTGCGTTCGACCCAGCGCACTCCTGAAGCCCCGGCGGGGGCGGCACCTCACCGCCCCCGCCCGTACCCTGAACGACGAAGCACGATGGCACGCACGAGCGCGGACACGATTGAATGGGGCGACCTGGGGCCTCTCCGGGCGCTGCTGGGCGACCTGAAGGCGTGGGAAGAGCACGACGCTGAGCGCGGCCGTTCGGAGGAGCTGGACGCGCGCACCGTGACCGACATCCGCGGACGGTTGGAAAAGGCGCTCGCCGACGCGCACACGCCAGCCCCGCGCCCGTCCATCAGCGACCTCGCCGAGAAGGAGGGGGTCACGCCGTGGGCGCTGTACAAGCGCGCGGAGCGGGCGCGGAAGTCGTCGGGAGCGGCGGTCTAGCATGGCGCGGAAGCCGAAGGGACCGGCACCGGGCGAGTGGACGTACACGGTGGGCGAGGTGCCCGTCCAGCTCACCGCGTACGAGCGCACGGACCGGGGGCTCGACATCTACACGCGCGTGTGGGACGGGGCGCGCATCGGCCAGAAGAAGAAGCTGTGCGGTCCGATCCGCGACGCGGCCGGGAAGGTCGTGCCCGGGCTGGAGATCGCCGCGCAGCAGGCCGCCGTGAAGCGCCAGGAAGTGGTCGCCGCCGCTCGGGTGGACCCGGACCTCGACAACGAACCCGCCGGTCCGCTCTCCCTTGCCGCCGGGTTCCGGAAGCTGCTGCACCCCACCGAGGGCAAGTACCCCTCCAGCAGCACGCACGCCACCGAGGTGAAGCGCGCCGCCGTGGTCGTTCAAAAGATACTGGGCGGCGACCTGCTGTGGTCGGACGTGCGCTACGGCCACTACCGGAAGGTCTGGCGCACGCTCGCGCGCGAGAACGCCGAGCACGGCACCTCGGGACCCCGGTGGGCCGAGGTCGTCTGCGAGGTGCTGGCGTCCGCCGCCCGGTGGCTCCAGCAGGAAGAGTTGATCGAACCGGGCGACGCCGAGCCCGCCCGCGGGTGGAAACAGGCCATGCGAAAGGAGTGGGCCGAGATCACCGACCGCCCGGTACAGAAGCGCCGCAAGCCCCGGCATACCCCGGAAGAGAAAGCGAAGCTGTGGGGCGCCCTCCCCCACGCGGACCCGCGCTTGGCCCTGGCCGTGGAGATCGGCGCCGAGCTGCGCCTCGGTCAGGTGGTCCGCACCCGCCGCTCCGACGTACACGCCTCCCCGGATGGAACCGAGCCGTTGTGGATGGTGCGGGTTCACGGCCGGGGGAAGAAGCACGGGGAGGACGTGGTGCTGACGCCGGACCAGCGGGAGGCGCTTTCCTTTGCCCTGTCGCGGGGGTACCTCGCAGACCTGGAGGCGGCGCGCCACGCGGGGGCGATCACCGACTACTACCTCTTCCCAGGCAGGAAACTGGTCACCGTGAAGCTTCAGGACGGCAGGACGATCAAGCGCGCGCGCGCGAACGGCCGCGACCGCCACCTGGACGACACGGGGCTCGGCAAGCAGTGGGCGGCTCTGGAGAAGGCAGCCAAGGTGACGCCGATGCCCGGCCGCCGCTGGTACGGGATGCGGCGCAGGCAAGCCGACGACGTTGACGCGTTGGAGGACGTGCGCCCGGTCGTGAAGAACCGGACCGGAGGATGGACCAAGACCAGCACCCGGGAGGGGTATCTGGAAGGCGACCGGCTTGAGGATGCGGTCGCAGCTGCGGAGGCGCGCCGGCGGGTGCGTCCGGCCCGCAACTCCTCGCCCTCCGAGGAGGGCTAA